GTTGTAGGTCAATTATGTTGTCCGGTAATTGTATTAGATTTTCATCACGTTGTAAACTATAGATTTGTAGTTCTTTGTACTTTGCCAAGTTGGTCATGAACTCGGTAGGAAACTTACGATATTGCTGGTGTTCAAATTTAGGGTTGCCTGCCCAACGTATTCCAACGTTGATTTTATCACTATTAATAATATTTTTAAATTTATCTACATATGTAGGGTTAGATGACAGATATTTTTTGTTCGGTAAATCTTCAAACGTATGTCCACATACCCATCCTGCACTGAATGCAGGTAACCAATAGTCGTGCTCAATTGTATTGATCTTGTTATGAGGTATGGCATCTTCTACTCCCTCAATTCGTTTGAACACCGTTACTAAATCATTTGCACATGCAATGTATACTTTCCCTGCGCCTAGATTTTTAAGACTTGATACAAATCTAGCGTGAATAATTTCATCACCTATTCCACCTTCTGATGATAAGATGATGGTTTTTCCCTTAATATCATGTTCATTTGGATTATACAGTGGTGCCTTTGTTGCAAGTCGTGCGCTACCATATACACTTATTAATCTACCATTTTCTAATGCTTTAGATCCGGCTTGGTAGTCGCCTTTTTGTAGTAAAAACCATCCGCGGTTAAAACTATGTCTTAACCATATATCTGAACTAACATTACCACTAACGTCTAAAATCCTATCTGGACCTAATGCTTCTAGTTTCTCAGATATTTCTCTAGCTTCTTTGTGTTTTCCTTCTAGTTGAAGGTTTACCATCAAATCTAAATCATGCATTTATTCTAATCCTAAGTATTCAATACAATACTTAGTCGTAAATTATACAAAACAAAAATTATGCTTGGATATAGCCACCGTTAACTCTGCCCATATCTCCAGTAATAATGGTAGTTCCAATTTGTGTTGGGCTAGATTTATTTATGGTTGAATTGTCACCTAACTGACTTGAAGCATTGTTACCCCATGTATATGCTACGTTGCCGGTGTTAATAGCCATTGCAGAATCAAATCCCGCTTTTATGTTACCCCAATCAGTTGCTGAACCAACTTGTGTGGGTGATGAGTAGTTTACTGCTGTTCCTAAGCCTAATTGACCTGATGTTCCTTGGCCCCATGCATACAGCTTACCGGCATTATCTATACCATATGAACTATACCCACCGGCTGCTATTTTTGACCAAGTATTATTATTTACTTTTACTGGTGAATAGAAATCTTGTGGTGGAAAAGCTCCACTAACTGTTCCAACTTGTATAGGACTACTCCAAATAATTGCGGTTGTCCCGGTATTGTTAGGCACCGAATAACCATACCCAAACGAGCCACCTCGATTTTCGCCGGCTGCATAAATTCCATTTCTTGTCAAATAATTAAGTGAGCCGCCTTCAGCGCCTGAAAATTGCATATAAAACGATTGATTTTGTAAAGAATTAAAAATATTAAAACCATACTTAGTTACAAATGGTTGATATTCAAGCATTACTTGCACCGGGTTGCTGAAAGCATTGGCGCCGCCGAGACCGGCAACAGTAACTGCCGGGTTCCAAGAAACGATGGTTGGGTTAGACAGTGAATTAAGTGTATTATTAGCGGGGGCATCTTCTATAGTATATGGGCCGGCACCGGAAATGCTGTCAGCGCGGCCCCATCGAATCACCTGACTAAATTTCATATAAACCGATGCTGAAGTTGAATTAGCGTTACATGATACCCAATACGTTGGTCTAGTACTACTAACCTGGATAGCTACTGGGCTACTACGAGGTAGAGTATCAGCACTTGTGCCTAATTGCCCATATGTGTTGTCACCCCATGTATATAATCCACCCCAATATGCGGCTGTGCCACCAAGATCATTTGTTTGGCGGACACCACCTGCATGCCTTGTGCCTGCAGATATTAGCCACCAATCAGTGGCGCTACCAATCTGCACAGGACTTGAACGACTTACTGTACTACTATCACCAATAGATATATTATATGTAGTGGAACCGCCCCAACCATATAATCTACCACTAGTATCAATAGCCCATGTAGCAATTCCGTTAGTTGACACCGCTCCTAACCATGTTCCCCAATCAGTTCTAGATCCTATTTGGGTTGGACTAGACTTGGAGATTGTAGTTCCGTCACCCAATGCACCATATGTATTATCTCCCCAAGTCCACAATGTTCCATCTGTTGCGACTGCAATTCCTGCAGTGGCTCCACCCCCTACTGTCACAAATGACTTAGATGCAGAAATTTGTGTTGGACTAGATTTACTTTGAGTTGTGTTATCTCCTAATTGACCGAATCTATTATCACCCCAAGTATACACAAGTCCATCATTTTTTAATGCATGTACAGATGTGTAATCTGGTGACGCAGCATGTCTGACTGCTGAAGCCATTACCCAACTTCCTGCAATTTGTGTTGGAGCGCTTCTACTAAGAGTTGTATTTTGTCCTAGTTGACCCTGCCAACCTTGGCCCCAAGACCATAATGTGTCATCATCTTGGTTAGCTATCATAAAGTTAGGGTCTCTACTATATGTTCTAGTGTACCTATAGTACCTAACAGTGTCTGCCATACCAGTACCCGCTTGAACTGGGCTTGAACGTTTTAAGACTGTTGAGTTTGTAGAACCGTTCCCAAACAACCCACCGTAATTGCTACCCCACATATATAATGCACCATTAGAAAATATTGCAGAATTGCCACTACACCATATTGGGACACCTATTGGACCCTGTGGACCAGTCTGTCCAGTTCTAATATTTGCATTTTGATTAAATCCCCAACCCCATGTTGCTCCGTTGGCAGTAACTCCACCGATAGCCGCAGTGTAGCCATTGGCGCAAGAAACTAAACTTGGAGCCCGAACCCAAGAATAGGATACAGCGGGTATCTGAGTCGGACTGGATCTAATAACAGTTATAGTAGTGTTAAGTCCATTTAAACCCGGTTTTCCGCCACCGGCGTCATTTACCTCGTTACCCCAAAACCACAAGGTTCCATCAGTCTTTACACCATATATAAAATTAGGACTAGAACCGGATACACTTTCACTAATATGTTTCCAAGCACCTGTTATTTGTGACGGACTTGACCGAGCGGCGCTAGTATTAAAACCATATGTTATTGCGTTCGCTGAGCCAAGATTCCATAATGTGTCATCATTTTTTAAATAATATAAACCCAAGAAGCCGCCAGGCATAGGATTCATTTGTCGTATACCCGTAATCCAATCAGTTGCTGACCCAACTTGAACCGGACTTGATCTTGCTATTGAAGTATTGTTCCCTAACGTAGCGCCATAATCTCCCCAAGACCATAATGTACCATTATTTTTTATAGCGTACATTGCGTACGGAGATGACCAGGCATTATACCACTCACCTTGACTTGCTTTTACTTGAATTGGACTGGAGTATTGAAAGGTTGGTGCCACTGCAGTGGCCTTATTATCTCCGTAGTATGTCGATGGTATATTTAATCCACATGTCCAAATGTTTCCATCCAATGTAGTTGCGACCCATCCAGCGTTGGTTGGGTTTACAGCACGTACTCCTCCACCATTAGCTAAAATTTGAGTTGGGCTGGATCTAAATCCCACAGTAGTGTTGAATCCAAGAAAATGATTTGCGCCCCAGCCCCACAATGTGTTATCTGACCTTATTGCTAGTTGGCCGGTAGTCATGGGAATCATAGATACAAATGACACCGGTGTGCCCATTTGACCTTCTGTTACTCTACCCCATGCATACATTGCACCAGTTGTAGATGTTGCGATTACATGCGGATTATTACCAGTCGCGGGTGCGCTGGCAGTTACACTACTCCAAACTACCAATGTACTAGTAGTAATTTGTGTAGGGCTACTTCTAGAAACAGTAGTTCCCAACCCAAGAGTACCATAAAGTCCATACCCCCAACCCCATAATGTGTTATCGGATTTAACACCAAACGCAACTTGATTGCCGGCTGCCATATCAATCCAAGTTCCGTTAACTTGTACCGGACTACTTTTGCTGATCGCAGTACCATCGCCTAGGTTACCAAGAAACGCATTGTCTCCCCATGTATATAATGCTCCTGACGTGTTTAACGCCATTGAAAACAGGTCACCGGTGTCTACTTTAGACCAATTAGTAGCACTACCTATTTGTATTGGGCTTGATTTACTAATGGTAGTACTATCACCCAATTGACCACTGGCGTTATAACCCCAAGTCCATAATGTTCCGTTTGTTTTAATAGCCATAGTGTGACTATTGCCTACACTAATTTGTGACCAACTAGATGATACCAACGACGGGCTTGATTTAGCAACTGTGGTGTTTAAACTTAAACCAAGTTGGCCGGCTGTGTTAGTACCCCATGTATATAATGAATTTTGACCAGGGCCCGGTGGAGGTGCAGCACTTACGGCTGTTACGGCAAGTAATTGATTAGCACCAATTAATGACATTATACTCCTCCTGTATCTTCAGGTAAATTTTCTGTTACAGGTGGATCAGATATTGGTATTTCAGGATCAGAAGGTGACTCAGTTGGTTGAATAGAAGGTTCAGTAGGAAATATAGCAGTGTCAACATTTACAAAGTTAGGATCAGCATCATATGTATTTGCTAAATCTCTTAATGCTTGTCTATATGTTTCGTATTGCAATGATAATTCAGGACCATTCTTTTTAATAATGTCTGACAATTGAGTTTTATCAGTAGCGGCTAATAATGCATTTCTACGGTCACGTAGTGCTCTCATAGCAACATCATGGTCGCTACTTCTTTTTAATTCTAGTTGTTCAGTGGTAGGAGTTGCTATATCTAATACTTCTATTGTTTCAATTACTTGGTTATCTACAATATTATATGTAGATTGAGATAGATACTGTGTAGTATTATCGTATTCAGGAGTTGTTGCTCGTTGAACTAATTTCCATCCCAAAGAATCTAAATATTCTGGTTCTGTCTCTAAAGCATAAAAATTGCTGATGTTTCTCCAGTTTCTAGGTAGATCATTGTATAAACCAATGATCTCGTTGTTTTCAATAAATGCGTACTTAGCCATTAGAAATTTTGCCCTGAAATGAATGCGTACCAAACCGTACCGCCGTCATCGGTGATACAAGTTATAATATCTGTTTTATTAAGAGTTGACGTTAATGTTGGTGCCGTACCACCTGGCCATCTGAAACTTCCGGGCCATGTAACGGATCTTGCAGTGCCGTCAGCAGTTAATGTTAGTATAAACGACCCAGTAGAACCTGAAGTAGGTATATTAGAAATAGTCAATGTAGTGATAGCTGCGTTGAGTGATACATCAAACATCGTAGCTGTTTGCAGATCCAAAGTTAGTGTGCCTGCAGAAATGGTAGGTGCGGCGCGGGTAGACGCAGAATTTACAGGATAAAATAACCTGTTGTTATCAATGACGGTTGTACCGCTAGTTTTAATTGCCATCTTCGCTCCTTTGAACTCGGCTTAAATTATTTATCTTTTCTTTAGATTATCAATTTCTTGCTGTTGATTTTTAACAGCTTCAATTAAGAATGCAATCAAAGGTATGTAGTTGACAGATTTTTTACCATTTTCGTCAGTAAGAACTAATTCAGGTAATACTTTTTCAACTTCCTGAGCCATTAGACCATAAGACTTGCGACCGTCTGCAATCCAGTTGAAAGACATACCAAACAACTGAGACAAGATTGCCAATGGATTTGTAATTGGTTGTGCGTTTTCCTTTAATCTTTCGTCAGATGTGTTATTAATATCTACTGCTGTAACGTTTCCGTTAACAGTAACGCTTCCTGTGCCACTAGTGCCTACAGTTAAATCTGAATATACTCCTGCAGCGCCTGCGACCGATCCATATCCTGTTGTTATTGCTGTAGTTCCAGTACTATCTTGAATAGTAGTAACTTTTATACCAGTTGAAGTAGCAGTAAGAAGACCTGAAACAGTTAAGCTAGTCAATGTACCTGTACTGGTAATGTTTGGTTGTGCAGCGGTCGTTACTGTTGCTGCTGTTCCAGACACTGATCCAGAAACTGTACCGGTTAAATTACCTATAAAATTGTTAGCTGTTACTGTGTTAACACCGGATATGACACCTGCACCAACTGTTCCTACTGACAATACTCCAGTTGCTGCATTAAATGCTAATGCACTATTACTACCTAAAGAATAGTTTGCTGTTGTGTTACCATTCACAAATACTGGATAGAATGTACCTGTAGTTTGTGCAGTTACATTAGAATAATCAGTTACGTTAGCGTATGTTACTTCACCGATTACGTTAGCCCCGGTTATAGAACTTAATGCACTACCATTACCCAAGAAATAACTAGCAGAAATATTACCTGAAGTTACAAGCCCGGTAGTAGTAATAGTAACTACATCAGCGGTACCCCCTACACTAGCAGTAATATTACCACCAGATGTTGCGATATTTACATTACTTGTTCCATTGACGATGTTAGAGCCTCCGCCACCACCACCGCCGGATTGTGCAATCCAACTTAATGTACCAGATCCATCAGTACTTAATACATATCCATTTGTTCCACCAGTAATATGCAAGTTTGTTACACTACCCAAACTCACATTGCTTGTACTTAGGAAGTCAATAACACCTGTACTTGTTAAGCCAGACAGTGTACCGACACTAGTAATGTTAGGTTGGGCTGCTGTTGTTACAGTGCCAGCTGTGGTTGCACTTGTTGCGGTATTAGAAGCTGTTGCTAATGGAACGTAACCAATTACATTAGAACCTGTGATATACGCTAGTAAATTACCATTGCCACTGAAATAATTCGCAACTACATAGTTTACATCTGTTAGATTGCCACCTGTACCTGTACCTAATGTTAATGAGTTGGCAGTTAAATTACCTGATAAAACTAATCCAGTAGTTGTAATAGTAACTATATTAGCAGTTCCACCTACGCTAGCAGTGATATTGCCACCAGATGTTGCGATATTTACATTACTTGTTCCGTTAGTAATGTTAGAACTAGAACCACTAGCACTAACAGTAGCCCATGTCAAACTACCTGAACCATCTGTCTGCAGGTACTGACCAGAACTTCCACCTGTAATTTTAACATTGGCATTTGAACCTAAGCTAACATTACTTGTACCTAAGAAGTTGATAATTCCAGTACTTGTCAATCCAGTTAATGTTCCAACACTTGTAATGTTAGGTTGAGCCGCTGTTGTTACTGTTGCCGCAGTACCAGATACTGATCCAGATATTGTAGATGATACAGTTAGACCAGTTAATGTCCCAACTGATGTTATGTTTGGTTGAGCCGCAGTTGTTACAGTGCCGGCTGTGGTTGCACTTGATGCTGTATTAGCACTTGTTGCTAATGGCACGTAGCCAGTTACATTAGCGCCAGTTAAACTACCTAATTGACTTCCATCACCATTAAATTTAGTTGATGATAGTGTTCCAGTAGCGGCATTGAATGAAATTGCACTATTAGAAGCTAGTGCATAGTTACCTGTAGTATTACTATTTACGAATGTTGGATAGAACGTTCCAGTTGTTTGTGTAGTTACTACCTCATAATCAGATACGTTAGCATAGCTTACGTTTAAATTAGCTACCCTTGTAATAGAAGTTACTGTTAAAGGTGCTGTACCATTAGCTATATTACTTACTAATGTATTTGCAATAACTCTATTATTAGATACAATATTATTTGCGTTTACATTACCAGTAACTGTTAAATCATTTGCTGTTGTACTTAACGCAACGTTACCCAAATAGATAGTGTTGCTTGCTAGATATATATCTTTCCAGCGTTGTGTAGGTGAACCTAAGCTATAAGTAACGTTTGCACTAGGTAATAAGTTTCCTACGATAACGCTACCATTTGTTACATTGAATGTTCCAGTTACACTAAGATTTCCTGTTATTTCAAGATTACCTGTTTGTGTTGCATCACCGGTTATTGCCAATCCACTTAATGTACCAACTGATGTTATGTTTGGTTGGGCTGCTGTTGTTACTGTCCCTGCAGTAGTTGCTGATGTAGCAGTTGTTGCTGTATTAGCTGATGTTGCTAATGGAACATAGCCAGTAACGTTACCACCAGTAATATTACCTAATTGACTTCCTGATCCAATAAAATATGATCCAGAAACATTCCCAGAGGTTATGATGTTGGAAGAAACTGTACCTGAAGCTAGATACGCAGCGGCGTCAGTGTTTGAATACCCTGAGGCTAATCCAGTTAATTGACTACCATTACCAATAAAATAACTAGCAGTAACATTACCAAACGTATAGTTACCAGTAGGATCTAAGTTAAAGGGTTGTAGTAGTGTGATTGCCATTTGTTATCTCTTTATAGTATTTAGCTCAAATATTATATTGTCCTGTTACTTAGTTTGGAATGTAGAAGTTGGTGGGGTAAACGTTGTGGTATAACGTGCGTACTTGGTTACTCTTAAATCGTCAATGTAACCGTTTAGATAGCTCCCTGGCGCCGCCCCGTCACTACCAACTGTGAGTGTACCAACTAGATAGTTGTTTGCGTCAGTATAGGTTGATCCTGACTGAGTGCCGTTAACAAAAAGTCTGGTGGATCCACTGGCTCTGCAAAGTGCGATATAATACCATTGCCCTGTGGCTAATGTTCCCCCGGTGATCTGGTCGGCTGAGTTTGTGTAATACTTGATTGTGGAAGTACTCATGTATATGGTTGGATAAAGACCTGCAGTTACTCTGTTGTCATAGAGAATTTGGTTGCTAGCTACTGTATTCAAATACACCCAGAATTCAATAGTAAAATCACCAGTGCCAAATTGATAGTTGGCACTAGATGGGGCTTTTAAATAATCACCAGTGCCATCAAAGTACATGGAGTATGTGCCATTGTTTTGGAAAGGATTGATAGAATTCACTGAAGTGTTACCACTAGCAGTAATTGTAAATGCATTGTTACTGTTGTCTTTAATTGTATTACTTTGACAGGTTAATAGTGATACATTTCCAGCCGTAGCACTTTGACTGGTTGTTGTAAGTGGCGAAGTACTTGGTGTAAATGTACCAGTGTAAAGAGCTTGGCCTTTTACTACTCTAAAATTAGATACGTACCCATTCCAACTTGCATTGTATGATGCTGGAAAGTCAGCAGTGTTTCCAATAACCATGCGATTAGATGAACCGTAATCTGTTGAGTCACTATATGTTGAACCACTCTGTGTTCCATTTAGGAATAATTTAGTGCTTCCACTGGCTCTAGTAACAGCAAGGTGTGTCCACTGTCCCGTTGTAAGAGTTCCACCGGTGATTTTGTTTGTGGCCTGTGTCCAATAATATACCGTGCCACTAGAATTTAGTTGGATAGATGGACGTACTTCTGTGCCGCCTGCACTACGCATATCAAAAAGTATATAACCGTTTGTTGCGCCCGATGAGGCTAGATAGACCCAGGCTTCTATAGTAAAATCGCCGGTACCAAATCCAAGGCTAGCACTGCTAGGGATAGTTAAGTAATCATAACTACCATCAAAATAGTTGCTGTAGTAACTGCCACCGTAAGGATTCTGTGGTGCTAGTTTTGCGTCAGCAACTGTTTCTAAATTGTTTTTGCCAGTGTAGTCAATGATTGAACCATTAGTCCCTGCAATCATTGACGAGGTATATATTGTGTTAGTATTAGGATTGACTGGTGGCACAAATGCTGAAGTATACAATGCGTTCTTGGTAATTCTAAAGTTAGACATATACCCAGCAAAAGGACTGCCACCGTTAGAAAATGCTCCTATGCTTGGAGCATATGATGTTGATCCGTTGTTAACCGCAGTAGTAGCACTAGCAAAACTAGCAGAGCCAACTTGTACACCATTCAAATAAGTTTTCAATGATGTGCCTGATCTAACATAAGCAACGTGACTCCATTGATTTTTCACAGGATTGGGACTGGCAGGTGCTACGGCCGTAGAACCTGCATAGCTATCGCTATTAGTTGCCGATGCAATATAAAGACACCATGAACTTCCGGTGGTACTTGCTTGATCGTTTTGTCCAGCAGCAATAACCTGTGCCGTGCCTGAGTATGTAGTTGGATAAATCCATGCTTCAACTGTGAAGTCACTATAGCCCATTATTGTTCCTGCGGTATTAACTGGCAATGTTAAACAATCACCAGTACCATCAAAGTACATTGAACCACCGTTTACGGCAGTAGTGTAACTCACGGGGGTTGTTGTTGTGGATGCGAACGGTGCAATTGTGGTTGGCTTTGTATCACCGTTAACAGTTATAGCAAATGCATTGACACTGTTGTCCGTGAATGTTGAACTTTGTGAGGTCAACAACATGGTACTACCACTGAATGGATTTGATCCTGATATTGCAGTGTTACCAGTTACTGTGATAGCATTGGGGCTGTTGGTGCTGTTGTCTGTGAATATTGAGCTTTGACAAGTTAGTAAACTCACGTTGGCAGCAGTGGCACCTTGACTGTTTATGGTCAGTGGTGTGGTACTTGGTGTAAAGTTTGCAGTGTAAAGTGCTAGACCTTTTGTTATACGCAGGTTAGAAATCATTCCATTTAGATAATAATTTGCACCCTGACTTCCGATAGTAGTACTGGTTGTACCAAGATTGTATGCAGTAGAAAGAGATTGAGTAGTACCTGCTTGTGTACCGTTAACAAATATTCTCATGCTAGTGCCACTGCGAGTAACAGCCACATGCTGCCAAGTATTAGCTGTCAATACACCTGGTCGATAATCCCATGCAACCCCTGTTCTTCCCCAGCCAAATCCAATCCCAGTAGCATATCCAACAAATAATCCACCACTACCAGTAGCACTAATAAGGAACCAATCAGCTGCCAATGAAGTGGGATACACCCAACCTTCTACAGTAAAATCACCAGTGCTGAAATCCATACTGGTGTTTGTTGCCAAACTTAAATAATCACCAGTACCATCAAAATAGTTGCTGTAGCTAGTTTGTGTGATTGCCGCAATGTTAGTTCCAGAGCTTTGTGTTGCTGCTAATGGTGCAGTGGGTGGGGTGAATGCACCTGTGTAAACTGCCTGACCTTTGGTTATGCGAACATTGCTGATATATCCTGTGCTCGCTACTTCACCAGTTGAAGATGCAACGTTTCCACCGATAGACATAGTTGCTGATGAGCCAACAATATCTGTTGACGATACTGCTTGAGTTGCGCTTAACACGCCATCAATATATAACTTAATGGTTGTGGCAGAATCTCGAACAAATGCAAGGTGATGCCATGTATTGTCACTAACACTGACGTTGGTTTGAATGTCGTACCAGCCAGATGTGTTTCTAATGGTAACTGCAAATTGTGTTCCGTTGTTAAATCGTGTTCTTAAAGACCAGTCACCGGTAGTACCAAAACCAGTGCCCCATTTACCTATCACAGTATTATATTGGCCCGATTGTGCGGGTTCATACACCCAACATTCAACTGTAAAGTTACCTGTGCCAAATTGAAGTGCTGCACTATCGGCTATACTTAAATAGTCACCGGTACCATCAAAGTAATTGCTGTAGTATGGAGTTACAGTGACTCCACCAAATGGTGAGAAACTTTGAGTTTTAGTGTCACCGGATACTGTGATTGCAAATCTGTTGGCACTGTTATCAACGAACTGAGGACTTTGCAGTGTTAGCAAATTTGTACCTGACACTGCACGCAATGGAGTAGTGCTTGGTGTAAATGCAGCGGTATAAAGTGCTGTACCAATTACTATTCTAGCATTGCTGATATAACCAGTGTAGAAGGTACTGGCCACATCATTTGCTCCAAGGTAAGGACGGTTAGCGGCACCAGCAAATGTATCTGTATTAGTGGCTTGATTAATTAATACACCATTTATAAACAACTTAACGTTATTGCTGCCACTTCCCGATCTAGTTACTGCCACATGATTCCATGCATTGGTTACCACAGTACCACCCGACACAATGCCACTAGGATAACTGGCATTTCTAAATCTTATGTGCTGAACACTAGATGAGGTTATAAGCTCAAGAAAAGGTTGTGTGGTAGCGCTAGAAGCAGGTCTCCAGTCAAACACCATTTTTTCATTTTGTAATGCTGTGGTTGGATATATCCACGCTTCGATGGTAAAATCTCCTGCGCCTAGGCCTGTGCTGTTGTTTGGGGAAATGTAATCCCCAGTACCATCAAAATACCCACTCCATCCTGTGGCACTGAACGGTGACACTGTGCCTTGTGTGGTGTTGCCGGCGCGAGTAATTGTATTTTGCAGGTTACTAGTGTCAACAAATTGACTGTCGTTGCTTCCACCGTTGTACTGACAGGTCAACAATTGTGTGTTGGTGACTGCTGTTAGCGGTGTTGGGCTAGGGTAGAAATTGGCGGTGTAGAGTGCTGTACCTTTTATGATACGTGCATTAGACATGTATCCATTGAATGCTTCTGTACCAGATGAGTTGGCTCCAATTACCAAGGGATTGTTAACCGTCCAATTGGTCGAATCGGTTCCCGTTGCTTTTAATATACCATTAACATAATTACGGGTGGCATTCGATGCGGTAGAATCTCTACATATTGCAACATGGTTCCATTGATTTACTACTAAGGCTCCTAGCCCAGCAAACAAAAACCCACCTGTTCCAACTGACGATATTCCTACTCCAGATGTTGTATCATAGTAAACCTGCCAGCCTCCTGTTGAACTGTTTCTAATATAAACATGTACGCTAGATAATGACAAGGGATATACCCAAAATTCAACAGTGTATGCACTAGTTCCAAATGCTGGCACAATACTGCCAGCATTCAAATAGTCACCAGTACCATCAAAGTATCCTGAACCCAAGGTGGGTATGGTTGTGGACGCTGTGGTATAGTTTGTGGTTGTGAATGGACTGGTTGGTTGAGGTTGTGCTTGACCGTTGCTGGTAATAGCGAGTGCATTGGTACTGTTATCAATCAATGTGGCATTTTGACAGGTTAATATTGATACGTTGCTTGCAGTAGCACCTTGACTGGTTGTTGTAAGTGGTGAAGTAGCAGGAGTAAAGTTTGAGGTGTAAAGGGCTTGACCTTTAGTGATGCGGGCATTAGAAACAGACCCAATAAACGATCCAGATGTGCTGTCAGTATAACCTCTACCAATTACCAATCCAGTAACAGTGCTGTTGTTATATGACGGATTAATTGCTGTGCTAGTACCTCCAACACCATTTAAGTAAACTGTTATAGTGCCGCTACTCCTTACAACAGCAATGTGATTCCAGGCATTCGCATTGTAGTTTGTACTTGATACGTACACATTTGTGTCACCATAAATGTTAAATCTGACTTTTGAAGAATAACTTGGGTAGCTTAAAAATAATTCCCAGCTTCCTGATGCATTAGGGCCGCACCCGATTGGTATTTCTTCTGTGGCTGATCTGGTTGGGTAAACCCACGCTTCAATCGTCCAGTCGCTTGATCCTAATGCAGCAATTGTTGCAGTCAAATAATCACCAGTGCCATCAAAGTATGTACTGTAATATGTGGTGCCATAATCATTGACTGTGGCAAATGGATTGAATGGTAAAACAGTAGTATCGCCGTTTTTAGTTATAGTAGAATTATTAGGACTAGCGTCAATTAATCTATAGCTTTGACAGGTCAACAAACTTGTGCCACTAACGTTAACCAATGGTGTTGTGCTTGGGGTAAAGTTTGAAGTATATACTGCTGTGTCTTTGACAAAACGTAAATTACTTACATATCCGTTATAGTATGTAATGCTTGGGTTATCGCCAGCTACCCCCATCCACATGCTGTTTTGTGTTCCAGCCAGTGTAGCCGATTGTGTAGAGGTAGATTCAGCTACTCCATTGACATACATGGTCATTGCGGTACCATTTCTAACAACCGCAATATGTACCCATCTGTTATAAACAACTGTTGATGTACTAATCAACACTCCATCGGTGCCGTTAAAAGCAACTGACCATTTGGTAGAGTTTGAGTCGTGACCACAGAAAATTCCTATCAGTCCATTAGCAGCGTAAGTGCTGTAGTTGCTAAAAACGGTAGGGTAGTTTGTAATTTTCGATACCGGATATGCCCAAAATTCAATGGTGAAACTGGTAGGGCAATTAAAATTTGTAGTGTATGGTAATGACAAATAATCACCACTGCCATCAAAGTAGTTACTGTAATATCCCGTTTGGTATGGGTTACGATTACTGGCTCTGGTATCTGCCACTACACTTATATTATTGTTATTCAAACTAGCATCACTTTGAAACGGTGTTGTAACAGGCAATGAATTCAATGCTAGTGTAGTCAAATTCCAGTATTGATCTCCCAATGTTACTACCCAATTAATAGTGTTCGTACTAGTGCGGTTTGTTGTATTTGCAGTAGCTGTTAGTAGTGTTGTTGTACTTGCTGCCACATTAGGTGTACCATAAATCACATTACCACTTAATGAAACTCCAGATGGTAATGTATTTGCTGAATACGTAACTCCATACCCAGCGGCAGATGTTGCACTCAATGATACATTGGACATTGCAACATTACCCACTAAGTTATATGTCGCGCCACTAGCAGGACTAGACCATGTTACAACGTCTGTGTTGATAGTCATTGTGAATGTTCTAGTAACATCTTGGAATTCTGCGTCAGTTGCAGTAATGTTAAATGTATATGTCGTGCTTCCACTATCTACAGGACTTGTACCAGTAATTACACCGTTTGCATATAATGTTGCGCCACTAGGTAACGATCCGCTAGCTAAACTATATGTCATTGCTGAATCGCTAGTAGCTACTACGTTACTACTAATTGCTGTAGTTTCATAGAAAGTTCCAATACTTCCTGCATTAGTAGTCCATGTTGGTACTGCTGAATATATTAATCCTGGCACTAAAATAGCTGCGCCGCCTGAACTATTATAAACGATTAATGTATAACTTCCACCTGCATTTGCTGGACTAGTAAATGTTATTTGTGTTGAGCTAGCAACTGTTACTGCCCCAATCTGTGAGCCACCAACTGTTACACTTGCTCCACTGGCAAAACCAGTACCGTTAACAATAACGGTTTGTCCGCCAGCTGGATCTAAAGCGTTATCGTCACTTCCTGAAATACTCCAAGAAGTAATAGAAGGTTGAGGGCTTGCCGCTTGCACGAATTGTGCCTGTGCTGCAACAGTACCTTCACCGTCTTTTGCCCTTCTACCACGAATACCGCTGTTAAACATTAGCTAATTTCCTCCCAAGTTGCAGTTGCTTGTAATCTGCTATTTACGTTTGCGGTTAAACGAATTTCGTCTCCTTCTAATAAGTAAAGACTTAATGTTTTATCAATAGGAGTGTAACTTGTGTTAACAGTAACAGTTACTCCATTTGTTATTTTGTATGCTGTACTACTACGATATAGGTCTACTGTTATTGTAGCTGGGTTAGTTGCATCAATGTTAGTAACTATAAGACCGTTGACTTTATAAACCTTACCGCTTGCTGCTGAATTGGTAATAATTGATGTTGGTGTGGTGGTAACGTTTGCTACTGCTGTATTACCGTAAATTGTTGTTACGTTTACTATATTGGGATTAGACATATTTCTTCCTTAGAATCCAAATACTATTGCCATTGCAATAGCTTTTCCTGTTGATGCTACTGGAGTACCATTAGCCGTTATGTTTGTTGCATTCAATGTACTTGTTGATGGATTGAATGTTAAATCTGCGCTAGCTGCCAATGAGCCACCACTGTTATATTGAATATAGTTATTACTACCTGCCGCTCCTGATAATACTGGAGAGATTGTTGTAACTTCTATTGATGAGTTTGCTGCCGGAGGTGTTGTAAATACAACGTTAGCTCCATTCAATGTATAGCCAGAACGTAGTTGTACAGCTCCATTATAGTTTAAAGTGGTGTTGTTTATATTATCGGGAGTTACACTCAACAAGAATGATGTTTGAACTCCGTTTCCAGTAAAGTTGTCTACTGTAATAGTAGACGCACTGCCACCGCCGCCTGTTTGTGCTACCCAACTTAGTGTACCAGAACCATTAGTACTCAATACATACCCACTAGTACCACCTGAGATATGTAAATTACTTACACTACCTAAACTTACATTACTTGTGCCATTAAAATCTATTACACCAGTGCTTGTTAATCCAGTTAACGTGCCTGTACTTGTAATGTTTGGTTGAGCATTAGTTGTTACGGTACCTGCAGTTGTAGCTGATGTAGCTGTGTTTGCGCTTGTTGCTAATGGAACATATCCAGTGACATTAGCACCTGTTATAAACGTTAAAGTACTACCATTACCAATGAAATAACTAGCAGAAATGTTACCTGAACTAGTTAAACTTGTTAATGTACCGACACTAGTAATATTTGGTTGTGCCGCAGTTGTTACAGTTTCAGCAGTAATTGCAGTAGTTGCTGATGTTGCACTTGTTGCTGTGTTGGCTGCTGTAGCTAGAGGAACATAGCCAGTTACATTACTACCTGTAATATTTGCTAACGTGCTACCTGAACCAATAAAATATGCCCCGGATATGTTACCGGTGGTTATTATATTAGATGATAGTGAGCCAGATGACAGATACGCGGCTGCATCTGTGTTTGAGTATCCTGCAGGTAAACCAGTCAATTGACTACCGTTACCAATGAAATAACTAGCAGTTACATTTCCAGTTGAAAAGATTGCACCCGATTTGAAACCAGCATATGTGCCATTAGCAAAATCTATAGTAGTTGTAGGCTCATTAACTACATCATCAAATAACTTCCATACGCCATCTGTATGGTCACGTGCTAATCCAGTATGTTGATATCCACCATCGTTGTAGCTAGCGACAATACCTAAATCATACAAGTTACCAGTATTATTTGCACCAATATAAATTAACGGATCACCAACTACCAAATCAGATACATTACTGTAATTTAGATTTCCAGTTACATTGATGTTGCCGGTTATATTAAGATTACCAGTTTGAGTTATAACTCCATTGACTGTTAATCCAGTTAGTGTACCGACACTAGTAATATTTGGTTGTGCCGCAGTTGTTATAGTGCCTGCAGTTGTTGCACTTGTTACTACACCTAATACATTGCTACCGTTTATTGCAGTTAGTGAATAGCCATTACCAATGAAATAACTAGCAGAGATATTACCTGAAGATGTTAGGCTTGTTAGTGTACCGACTGATGTGATGTTTGGTTGTGCTGCTGTTGTTACTGTGCCGGCAGTTGTTGCTGATGTTGCAGTATTTGCCGCAGTTGCTAATGGAACGTAGCCAGTGACATTAGCACCCGTAATAGAGGTCAATAAACTACCATTACCACTAAAATAATTTGCAACTACATAGTTTACATCTGTTAAGTTGCCGCCAGTACCACTACCTAACGTCAATCCACTAGCAGTTAAGTTACCAGACAATACTAACCCACTGGTTGTTATAGTGACTACATTAGCAGTACCACCAACACTTGCTGTGATATTGCCACCAGAAGCACTAATGTTTACATTACTTGTTCCATTTGTAATATTACTTGGGGTGACAGATGCTATAGTAGCCCATGACAAATTACCTGATCCATTTGTTTGTAAATATTGACCAGAACTACCACCGGTAATCTTAACGTTTGCGTTACTGCCTAAGCTAACATTGCTTGTACCTAAGAAGTTAATAACGCCAGTACTAGTTAATCCAGTTAGTGTGCCTACTGATGTAATATTTGGTTGTGCCGCAGTTGTTACAGTGCCTGCAGTTGTTGCAGTGTTTGCACTTGTTGATAGTGGGACATACCCAGTGACGTTAGCACCAGTGATAGAAGTTAATTGACTACCATTACCAATGAAATAACTAGCAGAAATATTACCCGAAGATGTTAGGCTTGTTAGTGTACCAACTGATGTGATATTTGGTTGTGCATTGGTTGTTACAGTACCTGCAGTTATTGCGTATGCCGCATTTGCTATAGTACCTATTACGTTAGCACCGGTTATAGATGTTAATAAACTACCATTACCAACAAAATAATTAGCAAATATATAGTCAGCACCAGTTAAGTTTCCACCGGATCCACTGCCTGCAATAAAGTTATTTGCAGTAACATTGCTTGTCTCAATACCATTAGCTGTTATCGTTACAACGTTAGCAGTACCATTGACACTAACAGTAACGTTGCCATTAGAGGTTGCAATATTTACATTACTAGTACCGTTAGTAATATTAGAAGGAGTGCTTGATGATATGGTTGCCCATGAAAGATTACCAGCACCATCTGTTTGTAAATATTGACCAGAACTACCACCTGTAATATGAACATTGGTATTACTACCTAATGCAACATTACTCGCAGATCCAAAGTTAACAGAGTTATTTGCTGTGACAACAGATGCGACAATACTACTATTCCCTGCGTCTAGTATAATATTGCCGGTTGTTAAGCCGTTCTTAACGTTAAAGTATTTTGTTGTCACAGTTCCATATTCCCTATGATAGTTCTAAATTGTAAGTTATCCAGTTATTTAATCTTTTACATATATTGTAGATAAATTCACGGTCGTTGTAACTGCTGCAACTCTTGTTGCGTATACAGTTACGTTACCAGAAGTACCGTTAACGTTAGCTGTAACATCAAAAATATCTGCGGTTGGGTTAGAGCAAACGTTGTTAATCGTGATAAATGCGTCGGTATCGTTATGTACTAACAATACGTCAGAGATTTGATAACCATTTGTTGAGCCACCTTTGATAGTATACTTAGCACCACGGAATGTTGCTGGAGGGAACTCATCAATTAAGGTAGCTGTTGTTACAGTAATAGCTGTGCGATTATCTGTAAATCCTTTTGCTTTTACATATGTAGAACTTGTAATGTCTCCTGAACTTGACACACTTGTTAGTGTACCTACACTTGTAATATTTGGTTGAGCAGCAGTTGTTACAGTACCTGCAGTTGTTGCAGAATCTGCTGTTCCTGAAGTAAGTGCATATGTTGCATTTGCAACAGTACCAGTAACGTTAGCACCTGTAATACTTCCTAATGTGCTACCATTACCAATAAAGTAACTAGCACTGATATTACCAGAGCTTGTTAAGCTAGTTAATGTGCCAACACTTGTGATATTTGGCTGCGCCGCAGTTGTTACGGTGCCTGCTGTGGTTGCACTTGTTGCTGTACCAGCTGAGCCTGCACTAGTTGCATATGTTGCATTTGCTACAGTACCTAATACATTCGCACCATTAATTCCTGTTAATTGATAACCATTACCAATGAAGTTACTAGCAGAAATGTCACCAGAGCTAGATAAACTTGTTAATGTACCAACACTTGTAATGTTAGGTTGTGCTGATGTTGTTACTGTACCTGCTGTAGTTGCGCTTGTTGCAGTAGTTGCTGTATCGGCTGAACCTGCGCTTGTTGCATAGGTTGCATTAGCTACTGTACCAGTTACACTAGCACCAGTAATGCTGGTTAACAATGCACCATTACCTACAAAATATGTTGCGCTTACTGAGTTTGCACCAGAAATAGCACCAGAATTATTAATAGAAAGGTTTGTAACGCTTAATGTGTTAGTACCTTTGTTAAATGTAAAGTCTGAGCTTGCAGCAAAGCTTCCATTATCGTTGAACTGAACTTGAGTATTAGATCCAGCGATACCACCGCCGCCTGCAGGTGCTGTCCAAGACAATGTACCAGATCCATCAGTAGTCAATAGATATCCTGAGCTACCACCACTAATATGAACGATTGCATTGCTACCCAATGTTACGTTACTTGCACCACCAAAGTCTATTGTTCCTGTACTTGTCAATCCAGACAATGTACCAACGCTTGTTACATTGGGCTGTGCCGCTGTTGTTAATGTACCAGTTAATAATCCACCGGATATTGTTCCTGCAGATGTAACTGATGTGGCATTCAATGCACCAACATCAATTGGTGCTAATACTGCATTTGCAAAGTCAACTGTTGTAGTTGGTTCTGCGATAACGTTAGCAAATAATTTCCATGTATCATCAGTGTGGTCGCGTACAAAACCACCATGTTGATACGTACCGTTATTAAATGATACAATGAAACCTAAATCAACTGAGTCAGATGAAGTGTTATTTGCACCAATATAAATTAATGGATCACCAATAACCAAATCTGTTACATTTTCGTAGTTCAAGTTACCTGTTGCGTTAATGTTACCATTGATGTTTAAGTTACCGTTGAACTGTGATGGACCGTTTAGTACGTTCAATACATTAACGTTTGCTGTACCATTTACATATAATAAGTTTGCAGCTGGATCGAACGTAAAGTTAGAAGAACCTGCAAAACTGCTACCATCCTTGTACTGAATATCGTTTGTAGCACCACCGGGAGATGAGAAGCTCCATGGTGTGCCGTTTGCATAATATAAGTTGTCAGTTTTTAATCCACCTACGTTTGCGTTAGCAGTAACAGCTAAACTAGATAATGTACCAACTGATGTGATGTTTGGTTGTGCAGCCGTTGTTAGTGTACCGGTTAACAATGATGCAGTCAATGTTCCTGTAATGTTTGCGTCAGCAGTAGTTAATACACCGGCTGCATCTGTAATAGTTGTTCCACCAATATAGATTGATGAGCCACTTACATATAAGTCTTTCCAACGATTTGTTGAGCTACCTAGTGATACAGTTCCGTTACCTGTTGGAACTAAATTACTACTTACGTTTGTAGCACTCAATGTACCAACACTTGCATTTGTGTTTACTTGTAAATTAGCGGCTGTTAAAGTTCCAGTACCAGTAGTAAAGGTTAAATCTGAACTATCAACTAAGTATGATCCTGCATTTGCAAATGGAACACGTGTTGAAGTTAAATTGTCTATTTTAGCAGTACCAGTTTGAGTTGTATTTGTAACAGTTAAACTTGTTAGCGTACCAACACTTGTAATATTTGGTTGAGCAGCAGTTGTTACTGTACCAGCAACGACAGCAGTAGTCGCATTTGATACTGTTCCTGTTACATTAGCTCCAGTAATATTTGTTAATAGGCTACCATCGCCTGCAATAAATCCACCTGTGATAGTTCCGGTAGCATTGATAGTACCATTACCAAACTGAGTGTTTGATGTGTTATTACCTACAGTTAAAGAAGTTAGTGTACCAACACTAGTAATTAAGGGTTGATTCGCAGTAATTACGTTACCTGCATATGCAGCATAGTTAGCAGTAGATACTGTACCAATATTACCTGCATTAATGTTAGATAGTAAACTACCGTCACCTCTAAAATAATTAGCTACCGCTAAATTACCTAAATCAGCGTTAGTTGAAGTAATATTACCAGTTAATCCATCAAGTGTGATAGCACCCGTAGTCAAACCGTTTTTAACATTAAAATTCTTTGTTGTCATTTTCGTTTTCCTTTTTTGTTAGCATTAATCTGCTACATATGTTCCTAATAAATTAACTGTTGTATTTGCACTAACACTTGATGCTATTAACTGTACAGTAGTGCCTCCGGCAATACTTGTAGACAATGTAATAATATCAGACCCACCAATCGCAGTAGAGATACTACCATATACTGTGACTATTGAATTCACATTATTATGTACTAGTAATACTTCTACAGCTTGATACCCGTCATCACTTCCAACACGTATAGTGTATTTAGCTGACCTGTATTTATTTACCGCAAAGCTGTCAATTACGGTGTTTGTAGTTACCGCAACTGGCGCTCTGCTACTATATAAATCATTTAACCTAACCGCCCCTGCTGTTAACGTATCAGCTACAGTAAGGTTAGATGATGTGATTGTAGGTATATTTGCGGTTGTACCATATAAAACGTTACCTACAACCAAATTATTTCTAGCAGTTACATTTCCAACTAAAGATCCCATTGTAACGTTAGATCCTTGACCCAATGTTACATTTGATACGCCCACGTTAAATATTCCTGCACTACCTGCATCAACTACTAAAACTCCAGTTCCGACAGTTATAGTTCCGCCCTGAACGTTCATATTATTAGTAGAAATTACATTGCCACCAACTACGTTTTGAGTTGCATTTAAGTTTGCTCCAGAAACGTTAGCCGTAGTTACGATGTTAGTTGTAATATTACCAGATGCTAAGTATGCGGCTGCATCTGTATTTGCATAGCCAGCTGGCAATCCAGTTAGTTGACTACCATCACCTATGAAATATGAACCAGTGACATTTCCTGTAGCTTGTAATCTGGATAATGTTACTATACCATTTGCAAGTGTTATGTTACCGGTGTTATCAAAAACAGACGAATAATTTCCAGCAACTAATGTAACATTAGTTCCTGTGCCACTTACACTTCCAGTAGTAGTGATATTACCACCAGCTACATTAGCAGTAGTTACAATATCAGTTGTAATATTACCAGATGCTAAGTATGCGGCTGCGTCTGTATTTGCGTAACCAGCTGGTAATCCAGTTAACTGACTACCGTTACCAAGAATATATGATCCAGAAATATTTCCTGAAGCTGTTACATTATTAAACTGTCCTGTAGTACCTACAATTACGTTACCATATATGTTGCCACTGCCATCACGGATAACCAATGTTCCAGCAGTTACTGCAACGTTTGCATCAATATATCCTGTGCTTACATCTACCCAGAAGTAAGATACTCCGTCATACATGTATTGATATACTCTATCATTGTCAGAGTCATACCATTGATCGCCAGCTAGTGGACTACTTGGTGTAGCATTTGCTGTAGTGAATGTAGTTACATTTCTACCATTTCGTGTTATACTCGTAGTAACTGCTACGTTTGTAGCATTTAGTCTATTTGCGGCAGCAGTGTATGTAATATTAGGTGTGCCACCAAAATTACCTGCATCATTATATTGAATTTGTGTGTCAGAACCACCTGGTGTACCACCACCGCCACCAGTTTGAGTTACCCAGCTTAAATTACCTAATCCGTCAGTACTTAAAACGTATCCATTGACACCACCTAAAATATGAACTTCGGATACATTACCTAAACTGACATTACTTGCACTGGTTAAGTCAATTACCCCTGTACTTGTAAATCCAGTTAGTGTTCCTAGTGATGTGATATTTGGTTGGGCTGCTGTTGTTATAGTGCCTGCGGTCTGTGCTGTAACTGCATCGGTTGCGTTTGCTACTGTACCTGTAACTTGGGAGCCATCTATATTTGTTAGTAATCTTCCATCACCAGAAAAGTAATTAGCTACAACTAAATTTCCTAAACTTGCATTAGTTGAAACTATGTTACCAATTACAGTGAGTACATTGGTATTATGATTAAAAGTTAATCCTGATGCTGCGTTAACATAACCAGTATGATTGAATAGTATTTGAGTATCTGATCCAGGTGATACAATGTTGGCTGCGTTTAATCCAGTAGCATTTACAACACCTGCTTTAGTGACAGAAAACTTACTAGTTCCGTCAACTTTCATGTCTATTAACAATGATGTTGAATCGCTAGCAGTATCAGTTACATCACCTTCTATAAGAGTAAACTTCTCTGCACCTTGATTCCAAATCTGTGTAAATCCTATAGGAGTAGTAGTTGTTAATCCTACTAAACCACTATCTACATTTAATCCAGTTAATGTACCTAAACTTGTAATGTTTGGTTGTGCTGATGCGGTTACTGTAACTGTTTCTACAGAAGTTGTGGCACTTCCTGCAGTAACTGCATATGTCGCATTAGCTACAGTTCCTGTTACGTTAGCTCCATTTAAATCAGTAAGATATTGACCTGATCCAATAAAACTACTAGCTTTGAAGTCACCATATGTGTTTATGTTTACAATGTTATCAGAATAGGTTATCTCATTTGCAACTACAAAAATACCCTGACTATTATCATATCCAATGAATCCTGCCATTGGTTGTGTTGTATAATAGTTAAGAATAGCGCCTCTATCAAATCCATCATTTGATGTTAAAGGTTCACCATTAGGGTTTCCACCTTGTATTATTAACGGGTCTTTGATGTTTAAACTTGTTACATTAGCATAAACTGCTGATCCAGTTACAGTTAAGTTACCAGTTATAACTGTATTACCCGTTACACTCAATGGACCGGTTATAGTAGCATTATTTGACGTTAACGTGTTAATATCGCCTGTACCAGACACAGTTAAACCAGTTAACGTACCTAGACTAGTAATATTCCCTTGGGCGGCTCCTGTAACAGTTCCAGCTACCAATGCACTTACTGCACTTGCAACTGTCCCTGAAATATTTGCTGCTGGTAAGTTAGTAAGTTCAGATCCACTACCTGAAAAAGTAGTAGTGAACAATGTTCCAGTATTGCTATAATAGACAAAGGTAGAATCTCCGGCTAATGCTCCGGCATCGTTATATTGTACGGATGTGCTTATACCTGCAGGTTGTGTGGGGTTAGGAGGTGTCCAAAACAGATTACCACTACCATCTGTTGCTAATAAAGAACCACTTGAACCACCTGTAATAATAACAGAACCAATTGGTCCTAGGTCAGCAGTACCGGATACAGTGAAATTATTTGCATCAACGTTACCAACGTTGTCAATAACTTCAATATCAGCATTCTCTCCAACTGATAGACCTGCAACAGTATTAAACTTTTTAATTGCCATAAAGCCGTCTCGTTATTATATTGTTTTATATTGTGTTGTCCATACTGTGCTGTTAGTACTTGATGGAGATACTGTTAAACGAATACTACCAGAAGCATACGCTACTGCTAATGTACCCGGTGATGTTCCCATACGAACAGTACCATATGAATTGTAATCAACTGATGATCCGTCGTGAACTGCTTGTATAGTAGATATTACGTATTTTCCTCCTGTTGTATCTTCACCTTTAACAAAGAATTCTACTCCTCGTATAGAAGCTGCGGGAACACTTGCAATTATTTGGTCAGTAACAGTAGTTGTGGTAGTTAGTGATGCCCACTTAATGTTGGTATATCCTATACCAACGTTACCTGTTGTTGTGATATTACCTTGTACTACTAGTCCACTGGTTGTAAATTGTCCTACGTTAGCAGTGCCACCAACTGACATATTTACATTACTATTTTGTTGAATTACAATGTTACTAGTGCCATTTGACAAATCTGAACTGCTTACAGATGCAAACGCTAATACACCATTACCATAAGTCTTTAAGAACTGACCACCTGAGCCATCAGCTAATGGATATGTAATTCCACTAGCTACTAATGAATCTACAGTAGTAGCACCTAAACTTGCTGTGCCAGTTACATCCAAATTACCTGAAACATTTAAATCAGTTAATGTACCAACTTGAGTAATATTAGTCTGTGATGAAGTTTGTAATGTACCTGTTAAGTTTGTAGCTGAAATATTTGTAGCGTTTACATTGGTACCAAATACATCACCTAATAACGCATTAACTCTTAAGTTAGCTGCTACTCCAGAAATAACTTCATTAGAAATTGTTGCCGCAGTTAATGCTTGGAATTCATTATCACTAGTTTTCCAACCTAAATATTGATTTATAGGGCCAGCATTGTTTGCATAATAATTATGCAATAACATACCACGATCTTTGCCATCAAAGGTCGTAGCATTACCGCCGTTGTTTGCGCCACCCAATTCAATAATAGGATCTTTAACAATAATTTCATCTACGTTAACATACGTAGTATTTCCACCTACTGTTAAGTTTCCTGCAATAGTTAAGTTTCCTAATAAATTACTAAATCCAAGTACAGTTAGATTACCAGCTAACAAATCTCCGGGAACGTTAGCATTTGTAGTAATAAGAGTATTGCCACTAGACGATACGTTTGTAGTTCCAGTACTAGAAACCATTTTAATAGTACCAGCGGATATCCACAAATCACGCCATGGCGATTCTGGAGATCCCAAATCAAGATTAGGATTAGATGGTACAAGATTTGATGTTACGTTACCAGTAATATTTAAATTACCAACCGTAGCAGTACTTGTTATAGAAAGATTAGTACCTGTAAAAGTAGTTCCAGATACAATATTGTTTGATATTAAATTAGCACCCGTAACATTTCCAGTTACTGATAATGTATCCCCGACTGTTGCGCTACCTGTTATTGACGCAGTTGCTATAGTAGCCGAAGTAGATGTTAATGTAGGAATATTACCAATTGAAGTAAAAAATGTATTGGTAGCGGCATCAAAAGTTAAATTTGAACTAGCACCAAAATCATTGTTTAAATTATATTGAATCTGTCCATTAGATCCTTGTGCTTGTTGAAAGTCTACTGGTGCGCCGTTTGCGTACAGATAATAATCTGTTCTAATTGTATTAGCACTCACATCCCCGGATGCTATAACACTACCGGTATTAACAATAGAAGCATTAAGATTACCCGTTAAATTCGCATTAGTAGTTGTTATGTCTCCGTTAGCTAATATAACGGTAGAAGGGTTTTCACCTACCGAGAAGCCGCCAACTGAGTTAAAGGTTCTAATTGCCATTCTTATATTTCCTTATTCTTTATAACTCGTCATCATTATTTTGTAGGTCACTGTGTTTGCTGTCATTGGAGTTACAGTTAAAAGTACATTACCTAAACTATAAACTACCTTAAAATCTGCGACACCAGGACCAAGCAACGGAACATCAATCGTACCATACTCAAAATAGCCTACTTCCCCATCCCATACTGTTGCAAATAATTTACTAATCTGACGATTACCTCCAGTTGCATCTGTTGCTACTATTGTGACATCTAGTGCAGATATAGTACCAGCATTAACAGTATACAATACTTGATCGGCTGTAGTTGATGTTGTGTCTGCAAACAATGCTTTAGACTCACATAATTGGTAAACACCTGATCCCAAAGTCATAGTGTTTGCAACTAAATCACCACTAATCGTAGCCAATTGTGCAATACTATCAAATGTAAATCCTGAACTCGCACCAGCATTACCATTATTATTAAACAACACTTGTGTATTGTCGCCAGGTACTACTAAATTTCCTACAATATTTCCTGAGAAATCTCCATAAAACATAGATGAAGTGATTGATCCATTAGCAACTATATCACCACCTAATGTTATATTTCCAGTGATATTAGTATCACCTGATGCGGTTATGTCAGTTGCAGTAATAGTACCAGCAGTAACATTACCATTACTATCAATAACTGTAGTGGGTGGTATACCAATTGTATATCCGCCGACTGAGTTAAAAGGATTTGCTGCCATGAAAATTCTCAATATGTAAAGTATATCTATTATTTATCATTTTTCTATAATAGAGAGTTTTGGCAACCAACAAAAAAGCACACCGAAGTGTGCTTAGTTGCCTTCCCATCCCGAGGGTTGATTTTAATTATTAACTGTTGTATAGGCAACATAGCCTACTCTGTCTGGGTTTGGTGTACCGTCGCCGGTTACTGCTAGGTATACTTGTGCTAATACTGTTTTTCCTGCAGCAGGAGTTCCAGTAATCAAAGTGTCGCTACCGCCCCAAGAGCCGCCAGCTCTTAAACCTGTGATACCATAAGTGTTTGATCCACTGTTGGTAAAAATAACGGTCATACCAGCAGTAACAGTTACGCCGGCGTCTGGCTGACTAAGTGCATCAGCTTGTAAATTAAGTGTGAAGTTAGCAGTTAAATTACCTGTAATAATAACAGCACTATAGTCCGCTGTATTAACAGTCATATAGTTTCCTGAGACTGGTGCTGGATCTACATAAGTTGGGTTAATTGCTCCAGTTCCGCCACCAACAGCAGACAAGTCCCCATTGTTGTTACCGACATATACGGCTGGAGGATCTACTGTTAAATCAACTACTAACTCGCCAGGACGAGCGTTACCATCATAGTTGTTAAGTGTGGTGTCAAAGTTATCTTTCATTATTGTACGACTGATACCAGTGATATCATCGTATGGTGGGGGAGGACTTGCCATGTTAAAATTCCTTTAATAAAAATGATATTGTATTTATCTGTCCAACAAAAAAGGGACCGAAGTCCCTTTTGATTTGATTCCAAAATTTGATTATTGGAATGTTAGGTTAGAAACAGCGATCTCACCTAGGTAATCAGCAGCGTTACCGAATTATGATGCTGTGTTTGTTAACTCAACATAACCATAACGTGTCATAAAGCTGACTACTGGTTCGAATGTGTTAGGATCTAGAACAACACCAGAACTCATCAATGGGATGTATGGGCAATAGAATGCCGCTGCATCTGTCTCAGATGAACCCTTGTAACCAACTAGAACTGGTTGTGTGTCTTGAGCATAGCTGTTTACGAACACACGCATTGCACCGTTCAATGTACCAACGAACTTTGTATTTGTTGGTGCTTCGAATGTACCTTCTGTAGTACGTGCGAATGCTGATGTTGTAGCTGACTGTAGAACAGTCAATGCTGCTGGAGATACAACTGCCCAGTTACCTGCACCACGGCGTGTGCGTTGTGCAATCAAGTTAGCAACACGGTTGATTAGAACTGCTAGAGCAGCGTGTTCGTCACCAACGAATGTAGCTGTACCAGAAACGGTAGCTTGGTTATATGTGTACTCTGTTGTTGCTAGAGAGCTTAGGCTCAATAGAATTTCTTGGTCAATTTCAGCAGTAATTTCTTGTGCTAGAGCTGCCATGATTTCTGCTTCAACGTCGATACCATGTTGAGACTGTGCATCTTGTGCTGCCTCAAATGTCCAACGTGCTTGCAACTTACGTGACTTAGCTTCAACAGCTTGACGTAGAATCTGTACAGAAATCTGCTTACCGCCATTACCTTCTAATGCTGCTGTGTTGTTAGCAGTATAGATAGAAGATGAATCAGAAGCATTTGGTTGTGTAGAATATGCCTGAGCAATCTTGAATGGGCTTAGAGCTTCTTCACCTGCTACAACTGATGTTGCTGCTGCTGAAGTGTCATTCAATGACTGAGCATAACGTACACGTAGTGTATGGATCTGACCAACTGGACCTGTCATTGGCTGTACGCCTACCAACTCGTTAGCGATAACTGTTGGCATTACACGACGGATAACTGGTAGAATCACACGGTTCAATGTAGCGATGTTACCTGCTGTAGTTGTACCTGCTGAAGATTCCTTCAATAGTGCTTTTTTGGTGTTTTCTAAAATAACACCCATTGTTGAGCGGCGAGTACCTTTAAGACCTTCAAGTAGGGCTTCTTTGGTCTCGTCCCAACGGCTTTCTAATAGAACTTGTGACATGTTTATATTCTCCTAATTATGTCTTTATTTTTAAAGCCCTGCCAAACGTCTTAGTTCGATGACGTTGGTACGTTCTTCGACTTCAACTTGTTTTACGGCAGATTTATCACCAGTTACTTCTGTAACACTTTCAGCGATTACTTGCTTTTCAGCTTTCTTCACTGGAGCATTGTTTAGTACTGCTGGTAGATACTTGTCAAAAGCGGCCTGTAGACGAGGGGTTTGGACGCTTTCTAGTAAGTCCTTCATTACCTTTGCTTTTTCCTCATTTAGAGTACCTAGCAATTCATCCATTGCCTTTTGACGGGTATTGGATTCTTTGATAATTCGAACTTCACGTTCTTTTGATTCAACTAGCTTCTTAGCTTCGTTGACGGTTTTGATGGATTCAGCTAATTGTTGATCCTTTTCAGTTAATGCTGCCATTAACTTACGTGTTTCAGCCTTCTCATTTAAATGAGTAGAACTGAATTCGCTAGCAAAGGATTCGAAAATCTTACGACCAAAATCGTTTTCACGTGCGATCTTAATATCTTCTTTCAATTGAGCCATTTCACCCTTAAGATGTTTGGTGACAGATTCGTTCATTCTCTTAGCACTTTCAATCACAAAACGTGACTTCAATTCTTCAAGTTGTTTACGACCTTCAGCAACTAACTTAACTTTAGCTTCAACTACTGCCTGCTTGTCTTGTGCAAATTCTTTGATTTCACGTGATAAAGCGTGAACAATGAATTGCTCTAGTTTCTGCTGGCTTTCTAATTGAATCTTACGTTCTGCACGTAGTTCTTTGATTTCTTCAGCTAGTTTACTAACCATAAAATCGTTGAACTTAGTTGCGCTTTCACGCAATTTTTGTTGTGCTTTTACGCGGTCTTCGTTCATTGCTTGTCTCTCTAGATTGAATTCTTCAATCTCTGTTGAAAGACCTTCTGTAACCATTTTATCAAGGGCTTCTACCATCACGTTCTTATCGTGTTCGTAACGTTGTGCGAATTCTTCACGTAATTCAGCACGTACTTGCTCACGAGCTTCATTCAACTTTGATTCCCACGCTTCATTGATAGCAACGCTGGTTTCTTCATTGATAATTCCGCTCTCAAGTAATGGTTTGATTGCATCTAGCATATCTATTCCCTTTATATCTTGAGGTCCTTGATAAGACGAACTACTTCGTCTTTCAGGTATCTCTGTACTTTTTTGTCGCTCTGTGCGTCCTTAGCAATCTCCAATAACTTATGACCATTTTTCATGTTCATCATACCTTCGTATATAGCTTTTGGATATGCGTTTGGTGCGCTTGGTTGAGCAACGATATCTACAGTGACAATTTCAAAGTCACTGACTTGGCCATTCATATCGTTAACGTTACCGCTACCTCTACTACTGACTCCGAGTTTGACACCACTCTCCAACATTGTAGACACTAACTGTCCCATTGGAGTTGGTAAAATCTTTAGTTTTCCAAAACCATTAGCACCATCCATCCACATCTGAGTAATCATATGTGATACACGGTCTAAATTGATTTTTAAATCGTCTGGGTGATCGACTTCACCTAAGACTGAGTAACCTGTAGAAATTTGTTCGTTCAAAGCGTTAACAGCGTTTTCAATTTCAGAAACAGGGTAAACACGCTCGTTAGCGTTTTTTACCCCACCCTGAATGAAGATCCCCTTCATATAGAGGTTCTTCTTGTCACCGTCACTAACTGATTCGACCACCATGCTTGCGCGGTCGAATGTTAGATGCTCTTTGAGATACAAAGCCATTATCTCAGGTTTCCTTACTTAACAATCTTCTTAGCAGTTTTCTTAGATTCTGCTACTGGACTTTTCGCATCAGCGCCGTCATCACCAGCTTTGGCTTTTGGAGCTGCGGTTAAGTCTACACTTTTGTTACCTGGTGCATTCTTGAATTGACCAGCACCTTTTACGTCTTTAGTAGCTGGGTTCAATAAACCACCTTGTGTGCCACCTTTGCCGCCGTCGCCTGTGAAGTTAACAGCCTTAGCACCATTTGCAGATACTTTAGAACCGCCACTTACTGGGCTCTTTGTGTTTTGACCATTGTCACCATGTGTAACGGATACTTTCTGTAATTCTACAGCTTCCATCATAGCGTCATCTTCGCCTTCATCGTCACCCATGTCATCATCGCCCATGTCCATGTCATCATCACCCATGTCGCCGTCATCACCGGCTAATTGGGATTCAAACTCAGCCATCAATTGGTCTAGTTTATCTTCTAGGTCAACAACGCGGTCTTCTAAATCACCTTCTGGAGTTTCGTCATCAGAGTCAATTTCGATATCAGCAAACTCGTCATCTTCTTCGGTCATACCTTGTTCATCGCCAGAGATTTCGTCCATTAGACCTTCCATCTCATCGCCGGTATCTAAACCTTCGTCAACTTGTTCTTCATCTTCATCTTCTTCTTTAGCTTCATCAACTTGCTCTTCGCCGTCGTCAGCTTCTTCGTACATCATTGATTCATAAATTTCGCGGCTCTTTTCAACTACGATATCGTGAAATAATGCACGTGCTTGTTCTTCGTTCTCATTGATAATCAAATCAATAAGTTGTTCAAATTTTTTGTTATCCATTGTTTTGTTCTCCTGAATAGAAATGGCTTGTGTAAGATTATTTAGCGAGTAGTCGCCAAATGTGCTCAATAAGTGCTATTTTTTTGCGTTTTTGGTTGAAATACTATCAAAGAGAGGGCATTGTGCCTTCTTCTGGGGCAGGAGTGTACTGTTTGCGAATCTTACCTAGATTCTTTGCCTTTTCATAATTGCGAACGTCATTCATTTTTCGTAATTTACGAATCTGACGTAATGTGAGTTTTGCTTTTCTCGTTTCTGTCCACTTAACACGGCTCTCATCAGAACCTACGTCCTGATACCCTGGTATTGCTGGATCAAACATTTCAAAAAGTTTCATAATATTATTTATCTATTATACGCCTGATGGTGCTGGGGGAGGGGGAGGAGCTCCGGCACCAAGTTCAGCTCCGGCAACTGCTGGATTACCCATCTCACCGCCTTCTAAATCTTCACCTGGCTCACTTTCCATCTCATCAGCAAGTTCAGAATCAGATTCAATATCACCTGGATTGATGCCAATACTACGTAAGTCACTACCTTGACCTTCAGCATCTTCAGGTTTCTCACGTTCTTCAAACCATAAACGACTGTTTTCTTCAATCTCTTGCTCGGTTAATCCTAAGAATCGTTCCATAGCAAAGCGTTTGCTAATATACGGGAAAGCTTCCATTGCTTGAAATACTGTTACACGTGCTGTATCTAGTTCACTTTGACGATATGCGGCAAAGTTTTGTGGGCTGTTAAATTTTAAATCAAACAAACCACTATCAATATTGAACCCTCTCCAACGCATGAACAACTTGAACTCATCGTTTAGTTTTTCACAAACATACTTTTGTAGACGTTCACAATACTGATTGAAACGGAACTCTTGGATCATAGCTGTACCAACACGACCATCACTCAATGGAGTAGGATTGTCTTCAGGTCCAGTTGGAAGATAGCTACTTGGCACACGCAAACCACGTGCTAACCTATTGTTGAAGTAGCGTAAGTCATCAATCTCACCTAAGTTTTGTCCACCCTGCAACATAGTAACATCGCTACCACGACCATCTGCTGTTACTGGGAAGAAGTAATCTTCATTAATTGATAATGGATTGTATGTAGCATCTACTACACTTTGTCCTCCACCAAGACTTGGAATACGTCTTTGGTGAATCTCGTTCTTTACACGGTCAATGAATGCCATTGCCATATGACTTGGCATGTTACCAACGTCAATTTTAAACACTCTGCGCTCAGGAGCACGTGATATACGATAGATTAGAATAGCATCTTCTAATAGTTCTTTTTGCTTATAAACTTTGAAAATGTTTTCTAAAATTGACTGACCAAAGGGCCAGTATCTGTCCAAACCTTCAGTTAAACTTAAATGAACAACGTGCTTTGCATCAATTGCAGCTTCATTCATACCCAAAGTAAAACGTGATCCTGTTGTACCATATGGTTCGTTAGGAACTGTGTAACTATAAGGAGCACTATAACCTGCTGTTGGGGGTTGTGCTTGGAAATCTGTTGTTGTCTTTTCAGCGATACTTAAATTTTGTAAGTTAGGATTGATATCCTTAATTACATACTGCTCTGGCTTCTTACCTTCTGATTCGTTGACGATGACTTTAGTGACCTTAGTCATGTCAACCCAGTACATTTTGAAGTTCTCTGGGTCACGTACAAATACTTGATCTCCGTATTTCAAACAATTACGGAAAATTTTAAATGTTCTAGTACCTAATTCATTCAGTTTACACCACTGTTGTAGTTGCTTTTTAATCAATTCTACTTCATGTGGGGTAGGATCGTCATTGAATTCTATATCAAAAGGTGTGTTGTTGTGTTCGTTTTTCTGTGTGCTGAACTCAGCAATAATGTCTAAACATGCATTGATTTCAGCATCAATATCCATCATTTCATATTGATTATAACGCTCAATACGATTTGGGTGACCAGTATAAACTTCAGGTAAACGACTTTGATAGTTTTTGTATCCAAACTCATCATTATTCCAACCACCAGTACCAGTATTGTTCATACCAGCACCGCTGTTCCAGGCACCCCTATTGCTATTGGAGCCGGAAATTGGACTCATTTGCCCGTTTAGATTTGATCCAGAGAAACGCTTTTTATAAGACATAGTAAGATATTTATCGTTAACTGCTCATAAACATTTTAACTTCTGACTGTATATTAGTACTGTATTCAATTCTATTGGTCAATTCTTCTACTTTAGTCATAAGCATATTCAAAATTTCAATGTCTAACTTATCATCTTGTTTACTTGTAACTATTTGATTGACCGCTTTAGCTACAAGGGTAGATATCTTTTCGGTTAACATTGACCCACTTAGTGTTACCGGGATGCTGTTGTCCGCCATTAATGGTATAACCGCTTCTCTACCGTGTGCTTCAATATTGTAGCCAGATTTAGGACCATCAAATATGTCACCAAACATAGCTTTCAGTTGTGCGTGAATGTGTCCTTTACCCACAGCGCCTGGACTTGGGAAATTGTATTCGTCTTGTACATATGATGCGCCCCAACTCTTTAATGTCTCAACAATCTTTCTACCTTCTTCTACTGTAGGTGTACGATCCAACACAAAGTCAAAGGCTTGTCCCTTAGCGTGTAAGCTACCAGGTAGATTTTTTTGGTGATACTTATCATTCAAACTAGTAAATTTTACAAAGCCGGGAAGTTCAGCTTGTACACGTTTTGCTAATTCTAATGTTGCTTGAGTTACTGGCTTGTCAGCAACATCACCTGCTTTAAGTATCAATCCAGCACTTGTTGCTTGCTCAAAACCATTTTCAGTTGTAGTAGGTTTAGCTGTTGTAGTTTCTGTTGCAGCTGGTACTGCTTCGGTTACCTTTGCTTTACGTAATTTTTTATATCTAACCAATTCGTCAGTGTAATATCTACGCAAGTCGCTAATTTCCTTGCGTTGTTTTGGGGTCATTCTACCCGTATCTGTTAAAGTTTTTTCAGCTTCAAACAATCTTTTTGATTGATTTTCAACTTGTCCCAATCTAGAATCTATTTGTTCCACTGTTAGCATTGAGTCTTGAAGTTCTTTGGCTCCAGTAATTCCCAATCTAGCTGCAAACTCTATTGTACCCTGTGCAAATCTTGTGACAGTATTTGCTAGTCGTACAAATGCTTTGTTTACTGGACCTGATACTTGTCTTGCAATCTTATCCATAGCGATAGCAGCCATTCTTTCAGTTCTCAATTGAGTGGCTTGAGTGTCTTTTAGTTTAGATGCTTTTGGTTTAGTTATATTGTCTACAAACGAATCCATTTCATTCATAGATTTTACTTTGAGTAAGTTAATACTATTTTCGATACTACGTGCAGTTATTCCAGTATCTTCTTCATATGACTTACTCAATTGTAATGCTTCAGTATTTGAATGAACTAACGCTAATGATCCTTTAGCTAGTAACTGGTTAAATTGTAATGGATCTATCTCACCTTTTTCGATTTGTTCTGTCCATTTTGCAGCATAACCTTGAGAATTCATTATAACTGCTTCACCTTGTCTGGTGGTAGCAAATCCATTAGCTAAGAAATCTCTAACACCTGCACCCAACGTAGGACCAAATGATACTGATGCTAAGTAAGCCGCTTTCTCTAATCTATCAGCAGCTTCATTATTACCTTCACGTCTTAATCTTCTTATCTTTAAAGTGAATGCAACGTCACGTGCATTTTCTGCTAGTCTAGCGGCTACTTTGTCACGCTCTTCACCTGTTAAGCCTGACAACGTATTGATTGTTTTGGCATATTCGACTGCTTCAAAACTAGTATTTCTTCCAGTCTTAGCTAGATTCATACCATACGATGCTTGGAGAGAAATGTATTTGGCTTGTATGGCTGCAAATTGGTCTTGTGAATAACCAAGTCTCACCATTTGGTCTCTAATTTCAGGAGACACACGTAGTATATCAGAGAATCGTGCCAATGCCTCTGCAGAGGTGTTGCCCATATTAAGCAACGCACCGTTAGCTTCAGTAAATGCTTTTACAAACCCATCTATTGTTACTGATGTGAAACCAGAATTGTTTACTAAATCGTTAAGTGCATCACTGCTAGTTCCTATTGCAGTACCAAACTGTGCTAAGGCGTCATAGCCTTTAAGCATATTGTCATTATAATCAAATACACCTTTTGTTACTGCACCTATTATTTTGACTATACCTGCTGCCGCAGCTCCTAACAAACCAAAACTGCCAACTGCTTTACTTGTAGCTTCGGTTGCGGCATCTACTGAAGCATTAAATTTCTTAAAGGAGCTATCACCTGACGCAAACGCAGTAGTAGTTGATTTTACTACTTTAGTAAAGTCTTTAAATGCAGTTTGGACTCTATCAGCAGACACACTAGCGTCACGATTGGATTGACGTAGGTTATCCATAGCGTCACGCTGTAACTGGTTAATAAGTTCTACTGTTTGTTTAACGTCATCACTCATTATTATCTCTTAACTAGAGTTAATATTTCACCCTGCATATCAGAGTTTTCTTTCATCTTTTCAACCAAATCATCTAGTTTATCTGCTAACAAGACAAACGCATCTTCTAATATTCTTTTCTTAGTAACATCTGATGCAGGTAGTGTTACTTCTACTGCTTTTGATTCAGAAGAAGCTGCGTAGTCACGTAGTTTGTTTACAATGGCTTCGCTCAATAATGGATTTTCTTCCCTACTATTCAACTGACTAGGTAAGTTACTGATACTAATAGGTACACTCTTACCGCTAGGCATAGTGATAGAACCATCACCACTAGGCATGTTTGGTATATTGATGGCTCTGCCCATTTGAGGTTGACCAGCAGTTTTTGTACCAGGCTCTTTACCTAATAGTGGATTCAATGTTTCACCTGAATCACGTTTATTAAGTTTATCCATCAATGCACGTTGTTTATTTTCTTGTTGTTTTAGTTCTTGTAATTTCTTATCTAGTACATCTTTTTCACTTTCACTGTATCCGGTTATATTACCCATGATATCAGTAATAGGTGTAGTATCAGTTTTAGCAGTTTTCATTTCTGCTAATACTTCTGCTTGTCTCTTTGCGTTTTTAATTAAGTTTTCTTGAACTTCTGAAACACTACCTAGCATTTCATCAATTTCATCATCGGTCATTCCTGTTATAGCGTTTGGAAGTATTTTCAATATACCTTTTACCATTACACGAACACCATTCATAGCAAATGTAAATGCTTTGTTTACAGGACCTGATATCAATGCAACCAAATTATCAAATGCAGTTGATAATGCGATACGTGCATTTTCATTGGCAGTTTGTGTAGCCTTCAACTCACCATTATACTTCATTGCCGCAGTAGTTTGATTAGAAATTATACCACCAATACCAGTTTGAATGTTCTTACCCAGGCCTGCTATAACTTCACTAGAGTATCCCATACCCTCACGTAACTCTGCGTTTGCGCTTAATGCGACACCTAGTTCTTTTTCTCTAGTTTTGTATCCATCTTGAATACGTTGTAGTAATTCTTCCATTGGCATGGTGCCAGCTTTGTATGCCTTAGTCCATTCAACTACTGGTGCACCCAATGTTCTAACGATGTTAATTGCATTTTCACTAACTGCGGCATTGTTAGCCATAATATCTCTGAAGCCATCTACAAACTTTTCGTCAGTGAATGTTCCGCGTATTCTGCTACTAGCATCTCTCATTCGTTGAGCCACATCATAGTTCTGATTAGCTTCTTCTCTACGAATAGCTAAGTTAAATTTCAAATCGTCAGCATCAGCATCTTGACCTTTCTTAACTTGGTCAATACTTTGTCCAGTCAATGCGGCTAACTCTACTATGTTTCTAGCATATCTCAGTGATTCTTGTCGTAATTGCGTGGTATCCTTAACATACAATGCACCATATCTACCTTGTATTCTGATATAGTCAGCCTGTGATTCTGTTAATTTCTCTTGTGAAACTCCCAAATTCTGAAACTTGTTTCTAACATCTGTCCCAACGGTTGCAATGTCCATGAATCGCTTCATGCCGTCAGACGCAGAATTTCCAATCGTTAATAGACTTGAACCTACTTTTCCTATGATGGGAACAAACACTCCCAAACGTTCGCCGGCGTAGCCAGCGTTACGAGCCATGATTTGAAATTTCTCTGCCGTGAATCCACCAGCAATACCAAATTCACTTAGTTTGTCATAGTTACCTAATACTTGGTCGTTGTTCTTTAACACAGCACCAGTGGCTAGTGTTAATACTTTGACTAGTACACCAAGAGCAATACCAAAAGGTCCAAACCCTTTAAGGATAGTAGAAATACCGTTACCAAATTCAGTGACGCCTGCACTGTATTTGCTCATACCCTGCTGACCATCAACTAACGCTTTACTGAAACTAACGACGCCACTACTCATTTGAGTCATAGAGGTCTGAAGTCTCATAGCTGTTTCAGCAGCTCTGGTATTAGCTTTTTGTAGGTCTGTGGCAGCATCACCCGTAGCTCTGGTCATGCGTCTGAATTCTTCAAGAACTTGTCTATCAGCTTCGGTTAAATTATTATCTGCCATGGTTTTTGGTTCATAAATATCTGTCTATAGTATTTAGTTGTAAAAAATCAACGGTTTCAGGAGTTACCATGCACGATCACAACCCATTAAAACAATATTTTCGCAGACCAAGCATCTATTTGAAGTTACCTAGCAGAGGAGTAGGTTACGACAATACTGTGTTGACGATTCCGGAATCAGGTGAACTTCCAGTTTATCCCATGACAGCGTTAGATGAAATCACTGCTAAAACCCCAGACGCATTGTATAATGGTATGGCTGTATGTGATATTATCAAAAGCTGTGTTCCCAGTATCAAAGATCCATGGAAAATCAATAATCTTGATATGGATGCTATTTTGGTTGCTATTCGTATTGCTACTAATGGTACTGAAATGGAAATTGAGTCTACCTGTCCAAGTTGCAATGAAGAATCAAAATACGGAGTGAATCTAAGCCGCATTCTAGGTAATTTTGTAGCAGGTGACTATGACCAACTGTTGACAATCAATGACTTAAAAATCAAATTCAAGCCAATGAATTACAGAGAAGTTACTAACAGTTCAGTCAAGCAATTTGAAATACAAAAGGCTCTACAGAACCTACAATTGATTGAAAATGAAGATGAACGTACATCCAAATCAACTGAATTGCTACGATTGATTACAAACTCTACTATGGATGTTATGGCAAACACCATTGAGTATATTCAAACACCCGATACCAGAGTTACTGAAAAAGAGTTTATCCTTGAATTCATTGTAAACAGTGAAAAGAGTGTATTTGAACTTATCAAAGACACTGGATTAAAACTTCGTGAAACTACACAGATGAAACCATTGAATATGAAATGTGTAAATTGTAGTCACGAATACGAACAAACATTCACCTTAAATATTTCTGATTTTTTCGAATGAGGCTTCTATATCTTGATGCCCCAGGTATTGAGAAGCTGATAGAACAAATGGAAAGAGAAGTTAGGGCTGTTAAGAAGAACGCCCAACGCATTTCTTGGTATATGCGTGGTGGTATATCCTATGTAGATGTGTTAAACATGAGCCCGGATGAATTGAAGATGGCTAACGAATTGATTGATGATAACTTAGAAACTACTAAGAAAACAGGATTAGCATTCTTCTAATAATACCCGTAGTATGTCATTTATCACAAATTACGTTTCTCTTTAAAGATGACCTTCGGTCATCTACCTTCACTTGTAGTTCGCTTCGCTCACTACTACGTTCGGTTAGACTGATTTATTTTTATTAACTGTTTTACTTAATTATGTTTGAGGGGAATATACTTGCCGCTTTGAAGCCATGGTAGTGCTATTCAGCACTACCAATGGAAACTTGCCATGCCCGTCATCCTTTGCCGTCTATTCCCCAGACAATCAGCTATTATTGCTATTATCTGCTACCGGTTGCCCTGTAAAGTATTCGGGACTGTAGTGAAGCTATCAAACATTATGTTGGTTTGATTCTTCGGCAACGCATGTTACATATCCGCAAGACAGAATTAGATATGTACTCATTGAAGGTTCGCTTTGACGATTGCCTTCTCGGTATACCATGAATATCACTATTCATGCTGACTCCAGTTCTATCGGCACAGCACTATCTGTACAGACTCAAGGAGGACTGTCATACACAGTCAACTAATTGTTAGGTTATATCTATTGTGTTGATTGAAAATTTTGACGTGGTGTCAGTTGAATTGCTTGGTTTTGGCTCGGTGCCTGAATATAATTTTACTAAACCTGCGTTATGTTCGAAAAAGTTATCAAACTCTATGATGATCCAATCACCGTACTTCTTACTAGCATAGAAAATGAAATTATCAGTAACCCATGATAGTTTTGGTTGTACGACAACGAATTTGCCGATACGATTGAACTTCATAAACAATATGTTCATGTCGCCCTCGTCTTCAACATCTAGTAGTTGGTCTAACCACGAATCAAGTTGTTTGCATTCACCTGTAAGTAATAGATGAAACGGGAAGTCTGCGTAAAACTTGCACTCTGCATTCATTTTGCTGAAAGAATGTCCAGGAACAATGTCGCCCTTAAAAGAACGAATCTGTCCCTCATGTAACATTTCTTTTCTTACTTGATTCTTGCCACCCACATATGCACCGGATCCAGGAGCACGAATGAAACTCTCATCGTACTTTGCGCTAAGAAACTTAGCTATTTCTCGTTCGAAACCTGAACCTTTTGCTTTCTGTGGACTTGGCATACAACTACTTATCGTCTAAAACTACGTATAAAATTATTCTATATCTACCGCAGTATTGTAGCTTGTGAATCCGTTTTCTTTGACTACCTTCAAGACGTTAGGAACTCTACCAGCTAGTTCTTCACGGTGAGAAACAAGCCAAATAGACTTTTGACGCCTACGTGACATGTCCTTAAGAATAGCGATAGAATTCTCAACGCCCATCGTATCTAGTCCAGAATCAATTAATTCATCAATAAATAATGTATTGATCGGGCTATACAGATTCTCCCATACGTCTCGGAATGCAAAGCTGAGACCTAAGATCAAACGATTACGTTCGCCACGACTTAGGTTATCAAAATCAAGTTCACGACCCAACTCTGTAATTTCAACTTGTAAGTCATTCTTAAAAATAACTTGATGCGGTAGACCAATCTTATCTAGGTAGTGAGTTAGTCGTGCGTTGAGATAACTCAAGTTTTGGTCAATAATTTTCTTACGAACAAAACTATCTTTGCTGGTCAATAAGTCAAGTAAGAACTTCTGATGTTCCATTGTTCTCGTTAACTCATTAATCTTGTCAAAGTTTATTTCTTGTAAGGCTTGTGTTTCCATATCAGTGACTTGCTCACTATATGGATCAGTCTCCTGCGCCTTGCTCTCAATTTGTGATAGTAAAGATGATACCTTTGTTCTATGCTCAATAGCCTCCGTTTCGGTATCATAATGAGTAACGGGTTGACGGCCAAGAGTAACGCTAGGAGTCTCAAGAAGTTGTGCGTCAAAGGGGTTATTTTCATTAGTTTTCTCCGCTATCTGTGTTTTGATATTATCAACTTCTGTTGATTGACGAACTGCTTCTGCTTCAGTTTTGTAATGTGTAATAGGTTTCTCACCTACAACAATTGGGCTAGCAACTGATTCATCAAGTTGAAATCTCAAATCATCCAAATGACTTTTGCTAGTGTTTAGTAATTCTACTTTATTGTTTAAAACGGTAGTGTGTTGGTCATCATGGAAGTCTTGTCCACAAGCATAACATTTGTGTTCTTGTAATGTTTTAACTTCCTGTTCTAACTTCTTATAGTTCTTATCTTCTTTGGTAATCTCTTTACGCAAACTTTCAACCTTACTGTCGTATGCAGTTTTCAATTGAACTTGTTGATTGTATAGAGCTAAATCTTTGTGTGCTTGCAACTCGGATGTAAAATCAATGTGACTTAACACATCCATCTTATCTTTCAAAGCCTTAATATCTTTATCTTGTTTTTGTTTCCATGCAGTGTGGCGCGCAACCAGAGCCTCGTGTGCTTCTTGTTGTTTCTTTTGTTGATTCCAAACTAATAAATCTCTATGTGATTGTAGTTCTGTTTCAATATCGATTTTGATTAGTTCATCGTATTGAGTAGCCAATGCAAGTAAATCGCTGTCATGTTTTGATTGCCATAGTTTTTGTCTACGCTTCAAGCTGTCAATTTGTTCCTTAACACGTTTGTTAGCTTCTTCAATGGCTTTTACTTTGAATTCTTCACTTTGGATATCATCCTTAGTGTTGCGAATCATTTCCTTAATGACTTCAGCCTTCTCAGACAACAATGTGATGCCCAATAGTTGTTCAATGATATCACGTTGTTCGTTAGATTTTAGTGCAAGGAATGGTTCACTATATGTATTCAATACAACAATGTGACGGAACATGTCCGGAGTCATGTTGATTGTACGTTGTATCAATCCTTGTGTTTCTTTGTTCTCACCTTGAGCATCGTCCTGATTCTTTTGTTGTACGTTGTTAACGTAAAACTTTAGAATGTTTGGCTTGCGGCCACGCTCAATCTTGTATTCGTTACCATTAACATTAAACTCTAATGTAACTAGCATACCCTTACCATTCGTGCGATTAACTAAGTTATCTTTGCGAATGTTATTAATGGGTACACCGAACAAAGCATAGCATAGACCTTGAATCAATGTAGTTTTGCCCGTACCATTACGAGCACCGTCACCACCTAAGTCTAAGTTCTCGCCTAGAATAAGTGTTAGGTCTTTCTTATCAAAGTCTACTGCTTGTGTTACGTTACCAATACTTAAAAAGTTTCTGAGTGTAATGTTCTTTAATGTTATCATACGTTGTTACGACCAATTCTGCTATAACCTAAGTTAGCTTTTATCTCTCTACGGCCTTCTCTATCTTCAAGTTCATTTTGAAGTATCTTCAATTCATTATTGAGTTTTTTTAGAAAAGGATTACCGTGCTTTTCCATTCTATCAGGTGGATAATTAGCAATAACAAATTCATATCGCTTTATCTCATCCTTCTTTAATTGGATTCTATGTTCTAAATTGTCTTTTGATTTCTTCATAGATTGTTATAGATTTCCAATAGAATCTTCTTGTCAAATGATTTTGATTCAATTGAGTTAATTTGGTCAATGACGATTTGATCCACAGATTCAAATTTGAGTCCGTCAAAACCTTGTTGTTCAACTTGGTCAGCCTTCATAGGTATCAATGCCATTTCACGTAGTTTGTGTTCGGGTATCCATGTCTCACGTAAAAAGTTAGCTTCTTCATAAGAAATTTCAACGTCAAGATGTACTCTAACATGACTATCAATCAATAGCAATCCTTCTGGATTCTCAAGTACTTCGCTGAGTTTGTGAACACGAAATACAGGTTGTCTAGGCCATGAACGGAAGATAGGTTCTTGTCCCCATTCTAGTATCATCATACCACGTGCATCATCGTTAACGTCCGCATAGTTATGTGGGAATGCATTACCAATGTACCAAATGTTCTTACGTGCTTGACGTTTATGAAAGTGACCACTGAACACTTTGTCAAAGCCCTTCATGTGTTCTTCGTTAATTTCCCCATGATCGGGCATCTCAACCATAGCATTCATATAGAAGTGAGGAAGTTCTAGATGACCAAATAGATATTTGCCACCCATCTTTTGTAGTTTCTTGTAATCATCCTGAACAAGCCAGGGTGCAATTACTACATCTCCTTCTTTTCTGAAGTCATTGACGACCTCAACGTTTGGTAGATGTTTAGCCCACTCAACACTATGTATGTCCCTACGGTCACGATAATAAAGATCGTGATTGCCTGGTATAAAATATACTCTATCAAAGCTAGCATTTAGTTTCTCCAATGCTTGTAATCCAAACTGTAAAGTATGAATGTTAATGCTTGCACGATGATGATTCCAATCGCCCAAGAAGAAACATGTTTCACAGTTTTCTTTTTTGGCTTGCTCAATAAACCAATCTACAAAACGTTCGCAATCGCTATTGTGTTGTAGACTGTTACTCTTAAGTCCAAAGTGAATGTCGGTAAAGACCGCGGCTTTCTTAAAAAGGTTACTCATTCGTTTAGTATAATGTAAACAGAGTTACTAACGCAACTCTGTTGGTTAAATTATTCTTCGTATACAGTTGAACTGCTTGATTGTCTTGACCAACTTGGGTTCAGCCCATTCATTTCTAAAATGTCATCACGTATGTTTTGATTACGTTTTTCTGAATTCAATACACGACAAAAACTATTAGTAATAGCTGCTGTGTAATATGCAAACGGGTTTGCTGATTTGGCTTCGTTGAAACGCAATCCAACGTATGTCAACTGTAGAATAGCACTATTACGCATCTCATCGTTGTATGTGTAACCACGCCAATTGAATTTCATAGCGTATTTTTCACACATCATAATATACATACGGGCAAGTTTATCTGTGATATTTCCTTGATCCTTTGAGAATTCTCCATCCTCAAGATCACCAATCCAATGACTTTTGCCAATGCATTTAAATGTATTAGTACTATCTAATCTGAAATGTTGGAATGGTGGGAAGTTGACCTTGACGTGTACCATGTCATCAACCTCATCTTTACCGAGGGTGTCTTTTACTGTATCTTCTAAATCAGCAAATAGTTCTTCGGATTCATCGTCAAACTCAAAAATATCTTTTGCAGTTTTCTTTTTATCTACTTTTCTGGGTTGTTTGGGAGCTACTGGAATGTGATCCCAAGTCATGACCCTAAATACTAAATCAGTTACGGGTATGCTGATCGGATCGTATGACCCTTTAGGTAACCCATCTTCCATATCCATTCTAGCAGCCCTAGTCTCACGGGCTTGTTGAATAGTTTCTGGCTTTAGTGCGTATTCTAAACTTTCTTTGATACTAGATTGTGGCATATCCACAATGAAATCGTAGAAATGATCGGTCTTTGGATCTAAGTATTTGCAATATGTGTTTTTGCTTGCATGAATCTCTTTTAAAATGTCTTTGTTGTTAAGATAATTAACTGGTTTTTTTGATGGTAAACTCATAGTTCTCCGTAGTTTGTGATGAGACATTGTAACACTTTAGTTTAAGAATTACAATAGATTGGGTGAGAAAAGGGTAAAAATAGCACTTTTATTTAGTGCTAAATATAAGTAAGGAATCGAATAGAATGGCAGACCCAACAATAAACCCTAACACTGACGCTGGTTTAAGTGACCTGCCAGCATACGAACTTCAATCTGCTGTAGTTACTAACGTTGAAGTAGCGCCCGAACCCATTCCACCTGCTACTGACCCCGAAGTTGAATATTATCAACAACAGCAGGCACAGAATGAGTTTGACGCCGCACAAGCAAACATCGGGTCTCCGGTAGAAATTGACCCAGAAGAAGATCCTTATGAACTAGCCAGATTAAATGCTCAAGCTGGCTTAGACGATCCTCCTACAGAACAGACAGTAATTGACAATGATCCGGGCGTATACGCTGCATTAAATGCAGCCGATGACGGTACTACTGCAGGTATAGTTGCGGCAGGAGCAGAAGACTACACCGGTGAATACAAATATGGTACAACCGCAGGTGAAACTAATAATGCACGTGGTCAAGCAACTAAACAAGACACTGCGATATTTCAACAGGCAAAAGATTGGCGTGTACGTTTGAGTTTAGCACCAGGTGCACAATATTTGTATAACGTTGCAGGTCAAGCTGATGTATTGTTTCCATTGAAGGGTACAAATGGTGTAGTGTTTCCATATACACCAACTATAAACGTAACATATGCTGCCAGTTATGATCCAACTGAGTTAACTCATACTAACTATAAGTTTTACCAATATAGAAGTAGTTATGTAGGCGACGTTCAAATAACCGCAGACTTCACAGCACAAGATACATCCGAAGCAAAGTATCTATTGGCAGTAGTACACTTTTTCAAATCAGTTACAAAAATGTTCTATGGTAAAGATACTAGTCCTGTCAATGGTGTTCCTCCTCCATTGTGTTTCTTAAGTGGTTATGGACCATATCAATTTGATAATCATCCACTGGCGATAACAAACTTCAACTATTCTTTGCCAAATGATGTAGACTACATTCGTGCAGGTAGTTCTCCAGTTGCACCTGGTGTGAATTTAGGAAGATTGAATAAAAATAATCTAGTTGACAAATATGCTCCTGGGTTAAGTAGATTATTTGCATCCGGATTAAAGTTTGGTGGGGTAGTAGCAGAGCCTGCATTTACTGATTTGGCAAACACAGATGCAACATATGTTCCAACTAAAATGCAAATAGTTATAACAGGTGTACCAATTGTATCTCGCAATAATGTCAGCAACACATTTAGTTTGCGTGATTATGCTACTGGTAAGTTGAACAGAGGAAGCAAGAATAACACAGGAGGTATGTGGTAATGGCATACTCACAAGCAAGTCCATATTATGATTCATCTATTGTAAATAACAACTTTTTAGATGTTATGATAGATAGACCAATACCAAAAAATGAAACAGATATGTATTGGGTTATTACCCCCACATACAATTATAGACCAGACATGTTAGCATTTGACTTATATAACGATAGCAGACTATGGTGGGTGTTCGCACAACGAAATCCAAATAGAATCAAAGATCCATTGTTTGATTTTAAAACTGGAACTGGAATATACATACCACAGCTTGCTGTGCTTAAAAATGTATTAGGAATATAATGGCAATAGAACAAGATCCAAGTGGTGGTGTATTACCAGATGTTGCTTACTATGAACAGGGTGACAACCCCGATGTACCTACAAACAATAGTAGTGATGATGACAGAGCAGGTGATAGTAGCACTGGAGTAGATGGTCAAACCAAAGAAGCCTCTTCTGATACCGCTGCTGATGACGGCACTACTGATGGTATAAACGAGGTTATAAGTGATGCTGGCGTAAGCAAAATATCAGAAGCACAATCTGGAGCTACACAAGCAGGTAGAGCAGGTTTAGGTGCAGGTAGACCTATAGATGGTAATGGTAAAAGTAAAGTAGCTCCTGGACGCCGTCCATACAACCCATTGGGAGATTTAAGTAGTTATACCTACCAATTAACATTATACATGTTAACACCCGAAGCATATCAAACATATGTGTTGAGTGGAAAAACAAACATGCCGGGCATGTTTGTAGTAGCACAAAGTGGCGGAGTCAATGACAACGGCGTATCAAGAGCACCAGGTATAGATTTAGACTTATACATAGATGATTTGGTTTTTAAAAAGTACTTACAAGGTAAGAGTGCTAATGGTGCTATTAATACAGTATCATTTGAATTTAAGATTTATGAACCATATGGATTTAGTTTTACACAACAACTTAGGGAAGCTGCATGGAATGTTATTTCAAGTAGTCGTGTAAAAGGCATAAAAGAAAATACCAATGCATTAGCACAATTCTATATGCTAGGTATTAAGTTTTATGGATATGATGAACGTGGGGAATTAGTAGAAGGAAGTAGGTATGCAACACCCGGTACTACTTCTAGTATAGAAAAAAATGCGTTGTTTGCAAGATATTATCCCATAACTATAACAGACTTCAAGTTTAAACTTGATGGCAAAATGGTTGTGTATAATATTAAGGCTGCACAAACCGGACTACAAGAAGGTTTTGGTGTTAAACGTGCCCAGGTACCTAATCCAATTGAATTGGTTGGTGAGTCTGTACAAGATGTATTGTTTGGACAAAACAACGGTGACTCATTAATAATTGATACAGCCACTGAAGGATTGAAAGTTGTAAAACCTACAACAAAGAAAACAGTTACTGGTTTAATTCAGGCAATGAATGAAGCTGAACAAAATTTGTTGACCACAGGCAAAACATCTATCCCAAACAAGTATAACATACGATTCTATAGTGAGAGCATTGCTAGTGCTAGTATTATACCTAAAGGAGAAGTTAACAAGTTTAAGGCTCCTGCTAATAATATTGAAACAAGTGCAGAAAACAATGATGCAACTGATGCAAAACAAACTATAAACTTAAACAATAGAACTGTAAGCGTAAATCAAGGTACACCGTTGTTAGATGTTATTGACCAAGTGATTGGACAAAGTGATTACATTACTAGTGCATTGAAAACAATAATAGACGAATCTGAAACAGATGAAGAAGCACAAGTACCTACTACGTTGAAGTGGTATAATGTAAACCCAATTGTACTTCCATTGGGCTTTGACGTAAAAAGAAACGACTTTGCATTCGAGATTACATATGAAATTAGAGAATATACTGTACCTTATGTTCAATCAACATATGTGAAAAGAGTTGGTACATATCAAGGCCCGCACAAACTATATAATTATTGGTTCACCGGTAAAAATACAGAAGTCATATCATATGAACAGCAATACAACTCACTGTATTTTATTGGTACAGTAAAACAAGGACCCAGTGGTGTAACCGACCCAAAGATTCCTATTGTTTATAACTATAAACAAAACGAAAATACATCTATATCATACGGTAAAGCAGGTGAACCGGTAGCAAGCATCCGTGCAAGTCTATATGACCCTGGATCACAAGCCAGAGCAAAGTTGAATATACTAGGTGATCCTGATTATCTACTGATGACAGTTGGTATGAACAATGGACCATACAGTGCGTTCTATGGCCCTGACTACACAATCAATCCTAACGGCGGACAAGTATTTGTTGAGATTAATTTTAAGGCAGTTAAAGATTATGACCTTAAGCAAGGTATAATGAATGTATCTAATGAGAACATAGAGTTTTATAGATATCCTCCTGAATTAAAGAGTAGAATTCAAGGTATTGCATACATGGTTAATGCATGTACTTCTACATTCTCAAAAGGTAAGTTTACACAAGAACTAGATTTGATTATTGCTGGATTTGAAAATCTAAATATAGCAGCTACTAATAAAGCAAAAAAGAATACTGACCGAGAAACAGTATCAAATACTAACAACAATCCAGATGTTAGAGCACCTTCTAATAGTGGTTCAACGGATGAATCGTCAGAGGTAGCAGATAAAACATTACCAGTTAGTTCTGGTGTATCTGGATCGTTAGATCCTGGAGTCGCTTTAGAAGCTAGGAAAAACTTTGCAGCAACTGACCCAAGACGAGTTGACATTGCTCAGGATACTGGACAAGGCAGACAGGTTTTAGACGATGACGGTAGTTATGATAGAAAAGATATGGCAAAGTTTTCTAAAATGAAATCATCATCAGATTCTGACGTAGGAGCTAGACCTCCTCCATCAGGCAGAGAAAAGACACAACAACGTGTGCCACAAAACACAAAGCAGTCACCTTCTACTTTATCTTCATGGGGTTCTGCGATATTGTCAGCATTTAGACCATATGACGAAAATAGTTATAAAAAGAAATAAGGCATAGGACATGAGTAATAACATTATTAAAACTAGAGGAACTACTAGTAATCATAAACCTGATGCAGGCGGGTCTAATCCTATATTGTATCCTGTTAAGGGAATCGTTAAGAGTTCATATGATAAAACTAAATCAGGTAAAATAAGAGTATACATTGAAGACTTTGGGGGTTTAGATCCCAATGACAGTAGAAACTGGAAAACAGTTAGTTATATGAGTCCTTTCTATGGTGTGACTCCAAATACCGCAAGTAGTAAAGACTATGGAACTTTCTTAGGCAACCAACATAGCTATGGATTCTGGTCTAACCCACCTGATGTAGGTACTGAAGTTATTTGTATATTCTTGCAAGGTAAAACAGATTTTGGATATTACATAGGATGTGTACCTCAACCTGGCTTGACACATATGACACCTGCAGTTGGTGCATCAAGCAATGTAATATTGAATGAGGGTGAGGCAGAAAGTTTAGGTGGTGCAGATAGATTGCCTACTGTAGAAATCAATGATAAGAACACTGGATTAAGTGACAGTAGTAACTATCCCACAGAAGCCAGACCAGTGCATAGTTATCAAGCAAGTATATTGTTTAAGCAAGGTTTGATACGTGACGCTGTTAGAGGTGTAATCAGTAGTTCTAGTATGCGTGAATCACCATCACGTGTGTTTGGTATGAGCACACCAGGTAGACCAATCTACGAAGGTGGGTACACGGATCAAAATATAAGTCAACTAGCCAACGCATCACCTGATAAAGCAAAGATAATTGCTAGACGCGGCGGACATAGTATTGTAATGGATGATGGCGACATTACTGGACAAAATCAAATGCTACGTATTCGCACAGCATTGGGTCACCAGATTACAATGAGTGATGATGGTCAAACACTGTTCATTATTCATAGCAATGGTCAAAGTTATATTGAATTGGGTAAAGAAGGTACAATTGATATGTACTCTACTAACTCAGTTAATATTAGAACACAGGGTGATTTGAACCTACACGCTGACAATAACATTAATATCAACGCTAAGAAAGCATTGAATATTAGCGGTGAGACAGTCCAAATTCAAAGTGAAAAAACAACCAAAGCACTAGTTGGTACTGATTTTGAAGCATACACGTTGGGTAAGCATACACTAAAAGTAGATGGTGCAATGAGTTTTGAATCTGCCGGTGATGCATCAGTTAAGAGTAGTGGGACTACATATATAAATGGTGGACCTAACGTTAACTTGAACACGGGTTCGTCTTCTACTGTTCCAGAGAAAGTCAAACCACTACCCATCGTGGCACATTCGGATACATTGTTTGACAGTGTAAAAGGTTATGCTGCTGCACCCGGTAAACTATCAAGTATTGTATCAAGAGCACCTGCACATAGCCCATGGGCAAATGCTAATCAAGGTGTAGATGTTAAAGTTAGTACAAACGCTTCAGACAATCTACCACCTCAACCATCGCAAAAAGTACAAACTACTAACAGCGCCGTCCCACAAACACCTGAAAATCCAGTATCGCCTGCTGTAGCAGCAACAGTACCAAACGTACCTGCAGTAGGTGGCTCATTAGATAAGAATGTCACAGGTACATTGGTTGGACAAGGGGCAGTATCAGCAGCTTTGGGCCCTGCAAAAGATGCAGTTGCAGCAGGCGCAGGCATAGTTACTAGTGGTGCAACAAAAACAGCAGCCTTAGGTAAATTAGCCGCGAATCCAGAACAACTAGAACAAGCAGGTTATGTCAAGCCTGGTGCATCAGCAGCAATAAACGCAGCCATTCAGTCAGGT